GCAATTGAAACCGCACTTTTTGATGAGTTGTTGCAGTATACCCTTACAGTCAATGCCGTCACAAAGCCTTCTGAATTGACTGTAAGACAGCAAAATGATTATTTACGCGATGTGGGATTGCTTAAAATCGTGGTGGATAATCTGAAAAATAAAACCTCAACTCCTGAATGGCTTAACTCTGTGGATTTAATCAAAAGAACGCGCCACGATTCGCCGGCAGACAAAAAAAGAAATTGTTGCCTATAATCAACTAATCATGTCGGTTTGGTCCAATTCGGCACTGGTTTATATCAAAGAAAAGGCATGGAAAGAAATTGGTAAACTATCAGCAAAAAGCAGCAAAACCCATGAAAGAAGAAATTAAAAACTTCATCATTACCCAATGCAAAAAACAGGACATGGAGCCTATTCCATCTTCTATAATTTCCGAACAGATGTATTTCTGCAATGAGTTTACTGAGGTGAAAGTAATACCGGGCCACATGGATGAAATGTACTTTTTTGAAATGTGGAATGTTGAAATGAGTGAAGAATTACTCTATCGCTTCCCCATTCCTGAAACCCTGCGCGGGTTCATGCAGGTGTGTAATTTGTTGAAAATCTTCCATAATCATTGACCGATGAAAAATAAAATAACCGTTACAACATCTCTTCCTGCCAATATCGTACAAAGCGTTTTGGATGAAATCGAACGCGCCAAAGTAAAGCATCCGAACTGGCCCAGTGATATTCTGTACCGTGGTGCTATTGTCGCAGAAGAAGCGGGAGAATTGCTTCGTGCCTGCAATCAGGCAACGATGGAAGAAGGCAAGGTAAATGAAGCCTACACGGAGGCAGTTCAAACAGCAGCAACGGCAATGCGTTTTTTGGAAGAGTTTAAAACGGCAACTATTTAAGGCAATGAATAAAGAGTTTGACTACTTGGAAAAAGAATTTGAAAAAGGCTGGTCGAAATTCATCAAAGAAAAGCGAAAGGAAAACCTCGCCAAAAATGAGCGGGTATTCAAAGTTTTGATAAATCTCAAAGGCGACTTGTTTGCCAATCAGCTCAAACAAATGATGGCGCACATTGGCTGCACCTACTCAATACTGCACATTGTACGTGAGCCGATTGGTTTTGAAATGAACGAAAGACGTTTTTCTGAAATAAAAACCGTTTGGGTTGATCAAAAATCAAGTTCGGAGGGATATTTGGGCTCAATTTGCGTGCAAGTAAAGCCCGATAAGTGGATAAAGATGTTTTACTCAGTTGAAGGTTCAATCAAATAAAAATCTTTCAAAAACAAACAAATGGCAAATAAAACAGGATTGCTGGCAAATATAAACTTAAAAGTATACCAAGACGGGAGTAAAAATCAACATCACCTAAAAATCGAAGGTGACATTGAGACCATAAGCGAATCTTTGGCTGCTACGGCCCTTTATTCCTTAAACTTTGAACGGGCTATAGAATTAGCTATTCTTAAAATCCGCGAAGCAAAGGCGACACAGCAACCAAACGACTTTGCCCAAACGGGCAAATAACCGTCCGCCTCACGGCACGGTAGAGTCCCGCTCCATGCGGGGCAGCAATTGAAACGCGTTTGAGTGATGACGGCACAAGCTTTCAATGCGTTCTACACAGCGTGCGCGTGGGGATTTTTAACCCTTAAATGTACTAAAAATGAAAAAGCCAATCGAAGCGGCAAGAATAGATGCTCTTACAAGGTATCACACGACATCAATCAAGAAGCGTGCGCCGGATGATAAAGAAAAGTTCTTTGCGCAAATAGAAATAATCTCCGACGACGGGTATATTCATTTGGCAATAGATGAAGAATTTGAGGATAAAGTCACTATCAAAGGTGTAGTAAAAGAATCTGCATTAAAAAGCAAGGGTGTGAGGGATGCCATTGAAAAGCTATTGGAAGTACTGAAATGAGCAACACTCAACACTGGCTTAAAATCATCGAAGGTGCGGGATTTGTCAAGCTGACAAAAGGCGATATGGTTCTGCCCGAATTCGCCCAAACGGCACTTGAAAGCAATATAAGAACTAACTGTTACTTCCATGCCTCAGTACTGGAGATGCCGGAGCATGAGCAAAAAAAGCAGCCTTGGATAGAGCATCATGTTTTTGCCAAATGGCTGAATTATCCGGACGCTTTTGAAGGACGTTTCGGATCCATGCGCTTTCCTTTTCCTACGATTGAAAGACTGCATTCGTTTATGCAGACTTTTGGATATACCGATACAAAACTTTTAACCTGAATCACATGAACTATTTCCTATGCTCAAAAGCGGTTGTTGAGCAATTTAAGCCGCAAGAAGTATCAAAACCCTTTAAATCGGGTTATGAATTCGAGAAAGAAGAAGAATATTTTGTAGCGCAGCTGGACTATGCGAAGGTGCGCAGGTACTACAAAGAGCACGTTGAGCCGGTTGAAAAAGAAACCATTTTTGACGGCAGTTATTTTTGGGCACGGGAAGTTGTGCCTGGCACAATGGATATTTCCAAAATTACCTTGAAAGGCATCCGCGAAAATGGGTTGTTTCTTGAACTGGAGCGAATAGTTGGTTTAACGACCGAGCGAAACAGGGCCATGTGTATTTTTAATTTGACTGAGAAGTTTGGGTGCAAAAATCCTATTGAGTTTATTAATAAAATCGCCTCTTAACCATGAAAATACTCATAAACAGTCAGGCATTGCACATGGCTCTTCGCGGCGCTATCAGTCGTACGCCGAGCGGCACAATTGCAATCAATGTAATTGAGATTCTCTTTGCATAGGCCACAAAGAGGTAACGGTAGAAGCGGAATCCAAAGAGCCGTTTGAAGCTTCTTTTGAGCGAAGCCAATTATTGAGACTGTTCAATGTAGTTAGCGCCATTCCTGAGCAGCCGATTTGCCTGAAGCTCGAACCGCCGTTCATTTCATTTGTGGATGAATTGTTTGTTTAAAAAAATGTACCGGCAGTGCGAATGATGGGCTGTAAGCCTCCGTATTGGCTTACCGGGAATCAGGGGTTTTGTTGGGCATAATAAGAAAACTGTATCAAAAAACTGTAAATTTGTTTTAAATTCATCCTGGCACACACATGACAGCGAGTGAAATTTTAGACTTTCGATTTTTGTTTGAAGATACGTTCGACGTGCGGTCAAATGAAGAATTGTTATTGGTGTTTTGGGACGGCGGAGCCTATCGAAGTACGGAGTTTGAGATTTGTAAAGAGTTCAATATAGCTATTGCCAATAGCAATCCAACAAATATCTATGGATGCACGCTTTGCTACAGAGACTCGAAAGATTACGAAGACGTTGGTTGGATTGAGCGCTCATTGGTAAATAAGGGTCGGGTTGTTACGCAGGAGAAAGCCATTGAAACGGTCGCGTTTGAAGGGGTGCCGTGTTTAATAAGGGAGTTGGACGGTGTTTGTTTTGGTATTAATTTAAAAGGAAAGAAGGTTTGTTTCAGGCAAAAATCCGAACAAGTACCACCTGTTACTTACTGGGATTGTCTGGTATTTGATGACAGACTGCCTTTTGGAATGCAACGTGTTGTCAAATAAATACGGGTGGCGGGCTTTGGAAATACCGCGTAATAGGTCAAGTATAAATCCGGCGACTGCGATTAGTCCGGCAGTAGTGGGTCTTGCTCCCGTATTTTTAACAAAAAAAAGAGCAATCTTTCGTAGCTCGTTCCAGTACTGGAAACCCCGACAGATGTAGGTTATAGCGTACAAAAATTGCTCTCAAAAACACCTCCTACGACCTATTCGGGTTTTCAGAGGTTCGATGCAAAGTTATATCATTAATTAATGCTATGGATAATTTTTTAGATAAGTTAAAAAAGTATTTTGAAAATACACCTGAAGGGGTGGCAAAAGAAGTGTGGGCAAAATACGACACCAAAGAAAATAATATAGGACCGGCCGTGGAGTCTATAATAAAAGACAGTATTTCAACCGCGACGCTTGTTGAACAGATTAAAGGTGTTATAGGTAAATTTCAAAAGCAAAGGCAGGGAAAAGAGCAACAGGAAGAACAATGGGCCAATCGTTGGAATGCAATGTCCGGTGCGAAAATAACAGGAAAGCAGTTTCAGGAATCAATAAAAGGGTGCGGGATTAATGTTGAAATAATTACAAGTGAGTTTGTTGAAGACGGCAAGGGACAATTGCTTCGCAGGAAAGAAGCCATTATCCTTCAAATCAACAAAGCAACACTTGATTTGATTCGACAGGAAAAAGACAGAGTTGAAACTTTTGACAGCCTTCAATTGACGATTTTGCCGATTGACTTAGCGATAGATTGGGATTTGGGGTAGATATTATTGTCAACTTTGTTTTTTGGAATTACGCATTTGTTTCAATGCTTCTTCTTTCGAGATTGGTTTTTTGTTGCGACGGATTTCATCCCAAACTTCTTTGGGATTTCGATCGGTAAAAGGATTGTAGATTTTCATATCAAATGGTTTTGGCGCAAAGCTACCAAACAAAATACAACAGGTACAGAGCAACATGGACAATTTTTTAGATGGGTTAAAAAAGTATTTTGAAAACACGCCCGAAGATGTGATAAAAGAAACGTGGGCAAAGTACGATACCAAAGAAAATAATATAGGGGCCACCATGGATGATTTTTTAAAGGACAACTCCTTAGCCGAATCTGGAAAGTCTCACAGGGTGGATATGCGGGAAATATTTAAGCATTTTGGGGTTATAAACGACGATCTGAAACAACAAAAAAAAGAGCGCGAAGAATTGTGGTCTGCTTGGAGAAAAAAAAGCTGCACAAAAATAACAGGAAAGCAATTTAGGCAAGTTGTTGGCAATCCTGTAGGCCGTGTCAGAGTGGTAATAAGTAGTTATGTTGAAAACGGAAAAGGGTGTTTGATTCAAGGGGAAAATGAAATCATTCTTCAAATCAATCAGGTGACAACCGATTTACTACTACAGCAAAAGGATAGTACCGAAGTTTTGGATAGCTTGGAATTGACGATTTTGCCGATTGGTTATTGGGCTATAGATAACAGTGAATTACACCTATAATATTTATAGATTTATGACCCTGTTAAATAAGCACAAGCCTTTTTGCGGCATAAAGTCCAAAGATTACGATATAGAAGCTTATATCCCATATTCTTTAGGGCGGGGATATAAGCGACATCACGGCGAATCGTGATTGGGTTTGCGCTAAGATGAGGCATCGCCTTTGTCAGTATCCTTGCTAATGAGCATACGCAACTTGTTAACCAAGAAAAGCCAAGTCTAACCGCTTGGCTTTTTGCGTTATGATATAGGAGCGTAAAACCCCTGTGTTCACGCAGGGGATATAAGCGACAGCGTGCCGAAGGACGCTTAGGTTTGCGCTAAGACCGGTTAACGTCCTTGGCAATTAAGTTTTTAACGTAGCCTGAAAACGTCAGGCCCGCTTTTTTTGCCGCAACTAAAGCCTTTTCGTATAGGTCCGGCTCAATGCGGATTTGTTTGGGATTTGGTCTTTTTTCCATGAGGCAAATTTACAAAATAAAATGAAAGGGCATAGTTTTGTAGCTACAAAATGGCTATATTTGCACTATGAACCTGACCACATTGCAATATCGAATCAAGGACTCAACAGCAAGAAAGAAACTTGTTAAAATGGGCTGGTCGTGCAATTTTATCTGGAACTACTGCAATGAGGTCAATCAGGAAAGTTGGAAAAAGTTCGACAAACCTTTGTCGGCTTTTGACCTTAATAATTTAACTGCTGGCTGCACTAAAGAATTAGGGCTACACTCTCAAACGGTTCAGGCGGTGTGCGAAGAATACGCTAAATCATGCAAGCAGTTCAAAAAGCGTAAGCTCAATTGGAGAAGCCGTAAAAAGTCGCTGGGTTGGATTCCCTTTAAAGGGGTAGGCGTAAAGGTAAATGCCGATACTGTCACTTACAACGGGCAAACGTTTAAGTTTTGGCTATCGCGTCCGATTGATTCTAAGATTCGTTTCGGTTCTTTCTGTCAGGACTCTAAAGGCCATTGGTTTGCAAACTTTGTGATTGAACAGCCCGAAATAGTCAGAGAAAAAACGGGTAAAGAATGCGGCATTGATTTAGGCTTAAAAACCTTGGCAACCCTTTCCGACGGCGTAGAATTCAATCGGGAAAATCTTACCAAAAAGTATGAGGCAAAATTAGCGGCTGCCCAACGCGCAAAGAAGAAAAAGCGTGTCACGGCTATTCACGCCAAAATAAAGAATAAAAGAAAAGATTGGAACCACAAAGTCAGTACCGCTATCGTCAATGAGTATGACAAAATAGTAGTGGGCAATGTGAGTTCTTCCAAATTAATAAAGACACGGATGGCTAAAAGCGTTTCAGATGCTTCTTGGTCAGACTTCAAAGTGATGCTTGCATTTAAAGCCGTTAGGCTTGGTATCGAAATGAAAGAGGTCAACGAGAGTTGGTCAACTGTCACGTGTTCGTCCTGTGGCTCACGCTCAGGCCCACGCGGTCTAAGGCATTTGACTGTAAGGGATTGGGTATGTTCCTGTTGTAATACTTCGCACTTGCGGGATGTTAACGCGGCTAAAAACATATTGCAATTCTCCGTTAGGGGCCTCTAACGCTAATCAAAGGAATCCCCCGTTCTTTAGACGGGGGAGCAGGTCAAAGCCCTTATACTTTGTTTTCTGTCCCGCAACTGCTTACTTTGCAATATTAAGTATGATATTAATTTAATGATTAATATGAAAAAGGCAGAGGGTACGGGTAGTGAGCCAAAACTTACTACGAAACAAAGAAGATTTATTGAAGAGTATTGTGTTGACTTCAATGCTACACAGGCCGCGATTCGAGCGGGGTATAAAAAGAGTGCTGCAAAGGCTACCGGAGCCGAAAACCTAACTAAACCCGACATTTCAAAGGCGGTTACGGATAGATTGGACGAATTGGCCATGAAGCCCGAAGAAGGCACCAAACGACTGGCCGACATGGGTCGCGGCACCTTCGCTGCTTTTATGAAGGTGGATGAAAAAGGAAATATCAAGCTTGATTTGACAAGCGAAGAAGCCCAAAAGAACCTGCACCTCATCAAGAAAATCAAGCAAACTACAAAGACCTCCACCGTTGAAGGCGTAAAAACCGAAACGACTTTCTTTGAAATCGAATTGCACGACAGCAAAGATGCCATCAAAACCCTGTTGGAGGTTCACGGCAAACTGGGTGGTCCGAAAGACGAAGAAATAACGGTGAATATCAATTTCTGATGGCGGCAACCATTACGCTTAATTTTCCCGTACTGGTTGATTACCAACGCAGAATACTGACGGATGAAAATCGCTTCACCATTACGGAAGCCTCCACCAAGGCTGGCAAAACGGCAAGCCACATTGTTTGGCTGATAAATCTGGCAAAGACCGAAGGAAAAGAGGGTCGCAATTATTGGTGGATCGCACCGGTGTATGCCCAAGCCTCGATTGCTTATGCCCGCATGAAGCGGTATTTGTCACCGCTCAAAAAGAAAGTTTCCTTCAATACTTCCAAGCTCACACTTACCCTTTGGAACGGGGCAATTATCTGGTTTAAATCGGCCGACAATCCTGATAACCTCTACGGGGAAGACGTGTATGGAGCAGTGTTTGATGAATTCACGCGGGCCAAAGAGGAAAGTTGGTGGGCGCTACGCTCAACAATCACGGCAACCCGGGCCAAAGTAAAATTTATCGGCAACAAAACGCATCCCGACCACTGGGGCAGTAAACTGGCCGAACAGGCTGAAAAAGGAGAGATAGGCGACTGGTCGTATTATAAAATTACCTGTTGGGATGCCGTGTCGGCGGGTTTGTTAAGCCGCGAAGAAGTGGAAGATGCCAAAAAGACCTTGCCCGATGACATTTTCCAAAGTTTGTACGAGGCCAAATGGGTATTGATCAACGGCAATCCTTACCTGCGGGACTTCGACAAAAAAACCATGACGGGCAAAGTGGCCTACAATCCACGGGAATCTGTTTACCTATCTTTTGACTTCAATAAGCGCAACAGTTGTTTGGTGTGTCAGCGATATGGCGGAAAGGTGTATTACATCGAAGAGTTTTATATGCTGGGCGGGCATGGCGAAGATTTGGAGGCGTTGGTCAAAGAACTGGCCGCAAAATACGGACGCAACCAAATCTTTTGTACGGGTGATGCCAGCGGTCGCGGAGGAAGTGCGCTTACGACGGGCAATGTATCGGCTTGGTCGCTCATCGAATCTTATTTCAAAAAATACAAAGCGGCGTGGGTGAATTTTGACCGCGTGCCGACCTTCAACCTGGGTACGGATACCAGTCGCATGATTTGCAATTCGTTGCTTCGCTATTACAAAAGCAATTTGGTGATTTCGGAAAATTGTACGGTACTGCTGAGCGACATTGCGCGAATGTCGGTACTGAGCGACGGTAAATTGAATAAGGCCGATTGTGACAAATTCGACTACGGACACTGCTTTGTGGCGGGAACAATGGTGGAAACTCTTACCGGCTCTAAACCAATTGAGCAGGTAACTACGGGGGAATATGTATTGACTCGCAAAGGTTTTAAACGGGTAAAGGCATCGGGGATCACAGAATTAGCGGCAAAAGTAAGAACTTATAATCTGGACGGCCACTTAGTTACCTGCACCGACGACCACCCGATTTATACAAAAAATCGTGGTTTTATTCAGGCAAAGCACTTGCTGAGATGGGATTTATTTTGTAAATTAAGTACCTCAAAGTCAGCACTATGGAAAAACAAGCCTGTAAAGCCAAGTACCGAAGAGTTAACAGGATTGACCACATTGACCGCCAATGCCCTCATTGCAAAAAAACATTCAGCGCCTGCCGATACACGGGGCCAAAATGTTGCTCCCGAGCTTGCGCTGCCCAACTCCGAAAGAATAGCGACGGTCTATGACCTTACAGTAGAAGGCCTCCCCGAGTTTTTTGCCAACAATATATTGGTTCATAATTGCGGTGACACATTTCGTTACGACTTAACGGGCTTTGAGTACGATACCTTCAGAAAGCTGGGATACGCTGATTTAGCGTAAGTATATTATTAATATTTTTATGTATTATTATTAATATTTGCAAATCTTATTATATTTGTGTCTGAAAAAATAAGGTTAAGGGTTTAGGAATGAGTTAGAGGGGGATGGTTTTATAAATCATTCCCCTTTTGTCAAAACAAAAGCGATATGGCAAATACATTTGATGGTTTGGTGAATTTGGCTCCCGTGGATAGCGGCTCCACCTATTTGGTTAATGACCTTACGGGTTTGTCGCAGGAAATGGTGGACAGTTTGACGCGCAGCGGTGACAATGAAAGCATTGATGATTTATGGACGCGGGTTAAAACCAATGCGCTGGAACAGCTGACACTTGACTTTGAAGTGCAATTGGCCGAAAAACGCGATTTCCGTCACGAGCTTTGCGAAACCGTTCCTCCTACTCCCGACCCATTACAGCCTTTCACTTCTTACCACGGGTACCACGGGGTGGTTTTTGAAATGAATTACCAAAAACACGTCGGAGTTTCAATGATTCAGTTGATTGTATGGGCCCAATCTTCCGGCACGGCACAAGTTGTGGTGTATGACCGTGATATACTCACGGAACTTTGGCGCAAAGACGACCAGGCGCTGACGGCGGGCATTAACCGCATTCCGATTGTATTGGCTACAAAAATTGTGGATTTGGGCGGGTTTTGTCTGTTTGCGGGCCTAAAAACCTCTACCCTACTGCGACCCATGTGGGCCAATAAAGGCTTTAGCGGCGCGGTGTGCAATGCGGCGGAGGTGTATAATTCAAGTACTAACAACGATTTGACGGAGAATACCAAAGCCGTCGGCGGACAATGGCCGGTGCATTTGGATTGTAAAGTGGTTGGCGACATAGCGGGCATGGTAACGCAACGCAAAGACAAATTGGCTTCGGCTTTTCGGTATTTGTGCGGGCATCTGCTGCTCAAAGAGCGCTTGGCCTCGGATGAATTCAATGGCTTTACCAATACGAACCAGATGAAAATGGAGGAACTGCGGGATGACTACCACGTGCAGTACAAAAGCCATTTGACCAAAGCCATTAAAACCATTTACACCAATCTGGAAGAAAGTCAGGTGACCGGTACCAATACGGAGCATCAGGGCGGTTGGTTTATGGGGAGTTATGTTTAGCCTAAATAGATGGAAGCCTTAACAGAAAAAGACGCTGTTTTGAAAAGGTTCATGCTTGAGCACTTTCCCTTTACCCCACTACGAAAAGCGGGGTTCTTTACCAAAGAAATGAGGGGTGATTATAAAGCACAAGCAAAGCGAGTGTGCGAACGTTTCGGATATAAAACGGTGTATGAGTACGGCGCGGAAGAGGTTAGATGTCATGTTACCTACGCAGGTAAACGACCCGAAAACGAGCCATTTGTTACCGTTATTCCAAGTATTTATGATTAAGCCAAAGCCCAATGATCAGAATCCAGTCCAATCTTGCCGAAGTAGCTTACAAGCTGCAAGTCAACATCCGAAAGGTGGAGGCCAATATGTCACGTTACCTATTGGAAGTGGCGGCGGACGGAATGGCTTTGGTGTCGCATCGCATTCAGCAGCAGGGAAGAAATACGAGGGGCGATGTGATGCGTACCAAAAGCCCTCGCTCTATTCAGGCTTATTCAAAAGCTGCTGCATTGATGCGTCGCAAACGCGGCCGTCAAACGGGCCATATAGATTTTACTATGGAGGGTGATTTGATGCGCAATTACAACATCATCAGCAGCAGTGCCAAAGAAGCGGTGGTAGGTTTTTTGGATAGGGGTATGGCGGAGATTGCGGGGTATTTGGAGGCTTATTTCGGTCCGGCGTTTTATTTATCGGACTCGGAGAAAAAGTTTCTTTTGGATAAGTTCAGACAAAAAGTAATGAGTGATTTTAACTAATGGAAGCAATTTACTATTGGACGGGGTTTGTGATGGTTTGGTCGGCAATTGTCGGCTTTTGTGCTTCTTGCTTGTTTGCGGGCATTGTTGCGCTGAGCATCGCTCACAAAAACCTAAAGGAAAGTCGCAAGTGGTACCGGCAGGCGATTGATTTGTGGATGCTGCCTTTGTATGTGCGCTTGACGCTGTCAAAAAGCGAAGTTGCGTGTCGGTTTATTGTCAATATGAATCAGATTGACTGCCGAAAAGAAGCGCATTTAAGGGTGCTTATTGCTTTTTTGAACCGACTATACCGTTTGAGAAAATGAAGCCTTCCAAAACCTTTAACATTCCCGTGCCTGTTGCCAAATTCAACTTGGAAGCATTCAAGATATTGGAGGGATGGAAAAAAGAGCCTGAATCAAACCAAATCGGGCTGAGCGTAAAAGCCTGCTGCTATTGTTTGCGCAAGTTTAAAAAGCCATTAAAAAGAACCGTTGAGCATATTGTTCCTGTGTCAAAAGGCGGGTATAATAACAGGTTCAATAAAATCTATTGCTGTTTTGACTGTAACGGCTGGCGGGCAAACAAAGAGCTGTCGGAGTTTAAAAACGAGATTGTTAATCTGCTTGCCAAAAACAGGACCATACATTTTAAAACCTATACCCGCATTGACCTGCAATGCATGGTTGAAAACATTGAAAAACTGCAGGTGTATGTAAGTGAGAATGGCGGGGCGATGGGCAATCAACTTCAAAATGATAAACAATAAATGATACCTCCCTTTGCCTTAAAAACCGAAGATGTAAAGCCAAAAAAATCGGGCAGAAAATGGCGGTTCGACTACAATGAAGGTCGATTTGAAGCGACTGTTTGGGGAGATACCGAAGAGCAGTGCCGACAAAAGGTTATTAACTTTTTTGGGTTGGGGCCTAAAGCTACGGTGGAAAGAATGGACGACGAAATACCGCGATATGTAGTCACGCTGGAAGACGGATATAGACAGGTGTTTTATTTGGAGGCAACCGACGAAAAATTAATTGCCCGATGCAGAACGATGAGAGAATTAAAAGTTAAACCAAAAACTTCTGATTGGTAATATGATACTGGACAAAACCACCGTGGGGCCAAGTATCAGCCCCAAAAACCTGATACCCACCATTGTATTGCTCAAAACGGGTGCTGTCCGTTTTTCGTCGGGCGCTGTTAAGCTGCTTGGAGCAAAGGGCGACACGTTACAGATTCGATTTAATTCAGATGGGAATGGTAAGCTGTACATAATCCACGGACCATCAAAAGATGCGTTTGTGGCAACCATCACCAAAAAAACAGCGCAGTGCGGATTTTCGCATAAAGCACTGTGTGCGCAAATCTTCAAACTACTTTCTATTCCCGAAGAAGAGACGAAAGTGGTTCTGACGATTTTGCCCGCCATTCCTTTGAGACACGAAGGTTTTTGTCAGTACCCATTAGCCAAACAGATGCCATGACACTCACGGAAAAAATAGCACAAATCGACCTGCTTATAGAAAAGAAAATCACCCGTCAATGTGAACCTCCTCAAATTAAATACAGGGCGCACGGTCGGGTAAAACCTTTGTATTCGGTAAGTGACAAACGGATTCTTCTATTTGATGCCAACTTGAAAAAAGTAACCGTGGAAAGTACGGTGTACGACTTTCAAGGAGCGCATTTGCTTGATTCAGGCAGTCCGAAGCCAAAAGCCAATTACGGGCAGTTTGAGGATTTTACCCATGAACTGCGGATGGTGTATCTGGGTGTTTCCAAGTCGGAGTTTGATTTCGTGAAAGTGCTGCAATGCTTTCAAAGCGTGTCTATGGCCAGTGTGGAGCGGTATGATGTGCGCTCGGAACAAATCATACGGGATGACTGGAAAACGCCCGTGAGCGAAGAGCGCAACTATAATCCCAACCTGTTTGGGTTTCGGATTGAATACAGTTTGCAAATCAACGATTTAACTGAATTGGTGTAACCATGGAAAATCTATCATTTGTATTGTGGATGCTTGGTTATCCATTGGCTATTAAAATCACCAATTACCTTGAGGCAAAGGAAAAAGCACTGCGCAATGACCTCACAGCCAAGCCGCCTCTTACGCCATTCAACTTTGTCTTTATCGTGCTCATGTGGTTCGGTATCGGATATTTACTTTTCAAATTTAACTAATGGAACATCCGGGCAAAGTATTGGGGCAAACGTTAAAGTCTCGCAACATCAAGCAGATTGAATTAGCTGTTCGGGCAGGTATTTCAAAGGCCCATTTAAGCGCAATCATCAAAGGCAAAAGGCCGATTTCGGCTCGAATGGCGGTTTTGTTTGAGCAATGCTTGGGTATTTCAGCACAGTATTGGATTGATTTGCAGATAGGTTATGATTTGCAAATAAGAAAGATAAGAACCAAGGAAGAGGTTTCTGAAAAGCTGTCTAAGTTGGAGCCGATAAGATTCCCGCCTATCACTACGCCCAAATTGGGAAAAGAAGGTATTTGGCCGCACGCCGATGCCGATAGCGAAAATTACAAATAATCATTTTCAACCTTTTAAATTCTATAACAATGCACAACAACTACGCAGGTCAAGGCGAAGTTTTAGTTTCGCGCAATGACGGTCGGACTCAAAGTAATGTAGAGTCCACTGTTAAAGAAATATTACATCATCTCGACCCTATGTCCGACGAAGACCGGGGCAGAGTGGTGTACGAAGCCGTACTTTTTCATCTGAACGCACTGGACAAACGCATAATGGGGCTTAACGACCAACTGGACATGGCAAAAAAAGCAAGGGCGGAGTTTACCAATGCGCTGGATAATATTGGAGTTAAAAATCCAAAAGGATAGGCTATGCTTTTTGCAATCGTTTATTTTTAATCGGGCTTGTGATGGGACTGGGCTTGGCCATGGATTTTATCAGAGAAACCAAACCGAAGGGTATCCTGATTCAGTACGTCATATTTATTATTATCGGCTTGGTCTTGTGGCCTGTTTGTCTGGGCGTAATGTTCTGGAATACCTTCGTTAGATGGTAGAATCCGATTACAACAAAGCATTACGGGTGCTTAGAATCTGGCTTTGTTCGGGGTCTTTTGAATTGATCTATTGCCATGCGCTTTTGATAACCTTTGAACTGGACAAACGGCTGTTTGATGTATTGGTGGCAATGCAGGCTATTGAGTCGCACGAAAGCCAAAAAGACGTGTACCGAGCCAAAGAACGATTAAGCACCTTAAAGGCAAAAGAAGTAATTAACCAACTTAAATCCTTACCCCCCCCATGAAAGTGACCGAAGGCCCTGAAAAAGTATTGCCGGTAAAGAACAAATTCGGCATCAATCCCGACGATGTGGAGTACTGCGAGGCGATATACGGAAATTACACCACAGTGCATTTTCGGGATGGAAAAACAACGCTTCTGCCGCGCAATTTGGGATTGGTGTGCCGAACATTGGAGTTGGAAAGGCCGCATAAATCATTTTTGATTCATCCCGATTGTGTAGTGGTTCGGGAGGTTGGCGGCATTCGGTTGGTATCGGGGAAAGTCGTCCCTGTTTCAAGAAGGAAAGAAATCAGTCCAAAACAAAGAAAGTATGAGTTGCTTACTGTTTAGCGCCGCTATTATAATTTTTGGGGTTTGGCTGACAAATATCCCTGCCTCCAAAAGCGGGTTTATTGGCCATGTTGTAACGATACATTTTCCAATCAGCAGCGACAAAGATGCAATGATGGCCATGATTCAGCGGGACAGTCATTTGGCGTGCGTGGCAAACTGGATGAGAATCGGCGCCGAAACAACGGATATCGAGGTGTTTTATCAAGAGGGCAATTTGGTGATTACCGAAAAAGGCTACCATTTCACCGTTTACGAAAAAGAGTTGGACAGCGTTTGGCTTGAAAAGAAAAAGGGAGTTGTGCTTATGTGATCCCGCAAAAACAACGACAAATGATAACGAGCAAAGAAGAGTTTGACGCCGAAATAAAAAAAGTACTTGCACCATTGTTGGACAAACTTACCGGTACGGTCGGGGTGAACAGCGCCTATAGTCAACCTGAAGCCGGCTTGAGGAGTCTCGGCGAAGAGGCTGAAAATTTTTTTAATCTCACGGGAGCCGACCTAAAGCAGGTAAAACGGGCGATTAAAAAGATAGGAGAATTGCTTTTTGTGGGAGAAAATAAAGACGGAAAAGTCGTTACAGCGCCTCGGCCTGTGGTTGTTGTAGTAGGTGAGCCAGACATAAGCAAAGAACTATTTAGGCTTCGTGTTGAGAAATCGTTGCCGGATTGTATAGTGATTTTCCCGGGCGTTGACGTAGAAGAGCTTGGGCAGACACTTGTCAATTTTGGATCTGCGACCGAAAGCGTTTCTGACAAGCTCCAAAAAGTGGCCGATGAACTTGCGAGGGCAGATAAAAAGCTAACCAAACAAATACCGCACGGTATTCCTTGGGATAAAAAACGCGATTTTAAAAGACGAAAATAAATGAACCCACATTTTAAACAGGCTCTCGATGAAGGGCTGATTGAGCCGGCGCTCATTAAAGAGCAACCTTTTGAGGTAGATGGCGTAAAGTTCTACCAATTTGCGCAAGGCGGTACCACCATGAGTGCAGGGAGATTCTACGCCATGGCCGATATGAACCGCGACCATGACGAATTGAAGCTGGATGGCTTGACGTTGGACAGTGCTATTTCAGTTATTGACGATGTGTTGACGACCATCATGAGTGAAACCGACAAAGATGCCATCAATGCTGCCGTAATGACGGCCAAACTGCACGTGGTTAATTTGAGGCAACGACGCAAGTATGACTTGAGCATTGAGCGCACCTACGACAACGCAACGGCGTGGTATTTTGCTGAAGATGAAAATCCGTTGGTGTACGATGCGGCCAAAGCCCAGCGCAATAAGCTACTTTGGATGAAGCAGCCCGAATCGCTTGATTTTTTTTTGGCGCAACCAATGGCCAAGTACGTCAACTGGCAAATGCTGTACAGTTACGACGGCCTGAATTATTTGAAAAAACAACTCATGATGGAGTTGTCGATTTTGGAATCCAGCCTCGCCGCTACAAAGCGGATAGGACTGACGAGCGCTACAAATACCACTTTGAAATTGCGGGTGGAGACCCTCAACGCATCACTTACCTCCTTAATCAGCCGCTTGAAGCGTATCTCGCCTACATTGGTACCTGGTACAGCGACCAAAAAGAACGTGCCGAACGCGCCAAAAAAGAAGCGGAGGAAATGAGTCGGAAGAATACCCGATAATTTTTATTTTGAAAACAATAATATTGGATAAAAAGACAAAAGCGAGAATATGAGAGTTTTGCCATGTTACGAAGGCTACAACGAAGAAGCGTTGCACAAAGATTTGCTGTTTAAAGAAATCATGAACCTTAGAAAGGAATTGATAGAGGTGCATACCATGCTGACAGTAAAACTCAATTTGAACGACAGCGAAGACAAAAAGACGGTAAAAGAATATTTGGACAAATACTGGCCAAAAACGTAAACGGCACAGGCGGCACGCTTCTAAGAATAGTTCTATTTTTCTTTGCCCGATTTCAGAAAAAACACTTTTCATTACTTAAAATAATACAGTTTATGAAATACCTTGACATTGATCCCGAAACCAAGCACATGCACGATGAATTGCTGCGACTTTCGGAACAAACGGATAGCGCTATGACGGCACAGTTACTTAAAAACATTGCCAAAGGGCTGGATACGGTACAGGATAATTGGCACGAAGAGCCGTTTTTGGCACCGGTGCCCATTGATGACCCTGACCCGTCAACGCTGATTCGGTTTGTGGGGCCTCCTGACAGCGGCATCGGGGATTTAGTCTGCAAAAAGATTGACGGTGTGCCGACTTCCATTTGGCGCACGGATAACTTTATGTTTCGGTGGAATTTCTTTGTGCATGGATTGCTGGCTGTACGGATTTGGGGAACTCCTCCGCCGATGGAATTAAGATTGGATACGCAGGCACTGGGGTTTGTGGTGGAGAAGTAAAAATATAGGCTGTTAAAGTCAGACGTGGGTTTAGGTAATTGGAAAGAGAAGCGACGCTGTTGCCTCTCTTTTTTTATGGGTACAAAATAAATGATAAATATTTCTTGAAATGTATTGCAAATCAAAATAATTGCAATAACTTTGTATTGTCAGTTCGATTGAAACGACCGCTTGGCAGAGCGAAATAAAAACCTCAAAACAAATTACTATCATGTTAAATCAAATCGCTTCTATCGTCGCTCCTTTTTACGGGGCAAAAAATGTTGCTTCAAAAAGAATTAATGCTTTACAAGCTGCGGGGTATCAAGTTATCTACGAAGGTGTAAAATGGGATTTCGGAACCTCCGGCACCGTTAAACAATCTAAAGAAGGTGTTTTAGTGCAAGTATCGTGCGCTACTTCCTGCAAAACAAGAAATGGCAGACACAACCGTTGTGAAGTCTATTTAGTGAAATAAAACAAACCCCGTCAACTGGCAGGGAGACGGGGTTAAATAAATCGTAAAACCTCAAAAAATCTTACAATCATGGCAAATGTAACAATTTTCGCAAAAACAAAATCAGGTATCGTCATCAATCTTTCATTGAAGCCTAAACAGGCACGGGACGAATCATACTGGGTGGCAAGCGTAGGCGAACAAGCGGTAAATGCTCCAACATTCCCGGTACACGAAGGCAAGGAATATTTGTGCCTGAACGATATTCAGGTAAAAAAACTACTTGGAATCACAGTAAAACGCAACACCAACTCTTTGATTGAGGTCTTTGGTGGTATTCCTTCGGAGGTTAAGAAAGCATTTGACAACGCAAATATCGAATTACTGAAACAGGAGGCCGAAATCATTAATCCAACCCGTGTAAAATTTGAGTGGCACACATCTCATAAGTACATCAATTTTAGTTTTTTTGAGGGAGATGTTAAGGTTCCTTACGTGCTTGCAAAATACAGTGAAGTTTGTAAAAGATTCATCAATTCCATTTCCCACGTTGAAAAAAATACCCTCGAAACCTTTATGACCGGTTCTGATTACGGAGATTATTCGTCGTGGTATTATTACGAAATGGCGGCGGGTGATATGGCTAACATCATCGAAACGGGCCAAAAGAACAAAGAGGATAAAATCAGTGCGGAAGCCAAAAAGGAAGCCGACGCAAAAGCTGCTCGTCAAGCCAAATTTGAAGAAGCAAAAGTAACCGGCAAGCGCGTTTTGCTGTCTCAATATTTTATGTCAGGCAATGATATTCCGCGCCGCCACCGTGACGAAGATAGCGACATGGGACACCTTTGCACGTGGGCAAATCCTGACGGAACCACCTCTGAATCATTTTCTCACGCCTACTAAACCAATAAATATGAAACCAATTATCGTAAAAAACGGCGAACCTTTGAGCCTCCTTTTTGTTGCCATTAATCACTATATTTCGACAGGCGACCACATTGGCGAAGGAATTGCACTTGAGGAAGGGTCGCAAAAAGTACGGGTAGTAGTGGCGGTCAACACTACCCTAAAAGATGACAGAGAGGATTTTCTAAAATTCAAGTCGAAGTTCGATGCCATCAAATTGAAGTTTCAAACGAGACTTGATGACCATGGCCGCGAAGGTATTTTTCACACTCACTCTTTTGCAGTCGCAAAAAAGGACATTGAGTTAATGACTCGGGCATTTACTGAAGCTCCCGGGGCTTTGGGTTGGGGCAGTATGAAGGGTTTGATTGAAAAGAATTTTCCCGGTTAAACATGGAAGAACCCGTAAAAAAATGGGGAGGCAAGCGGCGGGAGGGTCGCACCCAAACCAATTTTCCTTTAAGGCTGGACAATGATTTATTTGAAATTGTCAACAATCTGGCAGAAAAAGGGAAGCGAAATAAATTCGTAAACGATTTGATAAGAAAAGCATTGGCCCCTTAATCGGGGCTTTTTTTTATGGCTTCAAAGTACAACTTGCCAAACTCACCTCTTTGTACAGTCCGTAATCTCTGGAAAAAGTGAAGTTTTCTTCAAAGAAGTTTCTGGAAATGACGGTACACATTTCTTTTTCCACTTTTGTGACGGTCACTTTTGATCCTTCAAACTTATTGATAGTTTGGGTGCAGGCGTAGCACTTTTGGGGCTCGGCTTCTTTTTTGCAGGAAGCGAAAAGAAGTATTAAAAAAGTAGAAATCAGTAGGCTTTTCATAGGAGGCTGGGGGATGATAGATAATTACTCTGGGGCGTTAACCATAACTAAAACGTAATCCGTAAAAAAGTCAATCTCGTGGATACCTTCAATAGTTGACCATCTTGCAACAATGCCTGGATTAAGAAAGGAAGGGCTTGATTTGGGAAATCCAATAGATTGAATAGCGTCTTGGGTGTTGGTGTAATCGGGAAATGAATTTACAATGATTCTTGAGGTTTTGCCATTTTTGAAAATCACTTCGTATTTTCCATTCTTGTAAATAACCTTGGTGCACCTTGAATATTTGCAGGGGTAGCCATTTATTTTACTTTTGGACTCCGCTTTGCCAAGTATTTTTTCAACCTCCTTCATGGATCTGTTTAAAAGAGGCTTAATGTTATACACTAAAGCAACATTGGCAACTTTGTTAGTTGTTGATACACTGTCGCTGACCGATTCTGTTTGTCTGCTTTTTACGTTGGATACCGATGCGGGTGTAACAGTTGATGTTTTTTTATAAATAACATAACCGAAGAACAAAATCAGCCCGACGACAACCAATTTTAAATTGGTAGAAAAAGACTTCCACATTTCCGTAATTTTTTTCATAGTGATAGAGTTTTGGCAAAGCTACAAAATCAGTATGTCAATTTGCAACACCGTTTAATAAGTAGTTAAAATTTATTATTAATAATATTATTAATGTTTAGAAATTATTATTTACATTTGCAGGGTCAAAAATATTTTTAGGTGGGTATTTGGAAATGTCGGATTGGTCCTGCATGTTTGCAGTGCCTAATTACAACCAAGCGGCGAAAGCTGCCTCCGACAACCGCAACGGCGGACCGTGTGTCGAGGCTTTTTTGTTGCTTTTATTTTTCATTTCGATACCCTCAAGCGGTGTCGTATGCTATTTCCGTAAGATGCGGGCTTTATGCCTGACTGATTGCCCTTGGTTGGGATTAGGCGCGGAACTTGCTACGGCACCGCTTTTTGTTGTCTTATCACGAAGGTAAGTATATAAGTTCACTGCATTTAAAAGCCTAAAAAAACCAAATGCAAGAATTAATCAAAGTAAGCCCAAATCCGCAAGGTGGGGAAGGGCAAGTAGTATCCGCAAGGGAATTGTACGAGTTCCTTGAAGTTAAAACGCCGTTTCGACTTTGGATAGACAGAATGTTCGAGTATGGTTTTAAAGAAAACGAAGACTATACCCCGTACTTTTTTGTACACCCCCAAAATCAGCAAGAAACGATAGACTACGCCCTCACCTTGAATACCGCCAAGGAAATTGCCATGCTACAACGCTCCGAAAAGGGCAAACAGGCGCGGCAATATTTCATCGAATGTGAAAACCGACTTCGCCAAAATATCCAACGTCCCCAAACCAACGAAGAAATCCTTTCAAGTGCCGTACTGCTTGCCAATCGTCTGCTTGCCGAAAAAGATGAGCAGATCAATAAATTGGCGCCCAAAGCCGAATGGACCGACAAAGTACTGCAAAGCGACGCCAATTACACCACGACCAACATTGCCAAAGAATTGGGGATTCCTGCCCGCAAACTCAATGCCGAGCTTTGCAAAAAGAAAATCCAGTACTGGCACGACGGGCGGTATGTTTTGTATGCCAACTACGAAAACGAAGGTTATACCGCTACCCGTACCAATTCCTATACCGATAGCAAGGGAATACAACACACGAGTATGTACATGGTTTGGACCGAGCGCGGTCGGGCTTTTCTTCATTATTTGTTTAATGAGTCGCTTTCGTACGGCAAACCCGCTAAGGCTAAAAAGCTGACACAATCAAATCTCCAATCCAATCTTCAGATACAGGCATGAGCGACACATTAAAAATCACTGTATCGCAAGGCGATGAAGTGGTATTGGAAGCAACCAACGAAAGTCTCACGGTACAATGGAACAAAATCCCCTACGAAGATTTGCAGCGAATGCTCAGAGAAATAAACCGAACACTGACCATTGAACGCCAACGGGCAACGTATCGGAAAGGAGGTGCGGTATGTTAGTATTTGACAAACATTTGCCGCAGGACGTAAAAGAGCTGTTTGCGGCATACAGCGCAGCGGAGATCGTTGAATTTCTGGAAGAGTTGGACTTGTATCTGGAAGGCATCGAAGCCAAACAGGAAATGGGCAAACAAATGAACAACCAATACGCACTCACGTTTCATTTGCTCAAACGGGCGGTCAGAGCATTGGAGCCCGTAAAGCTGCCTTTGCCAAACAACAACTAAACAAAAAAGGCCTCCAAACAGGGGGCTTTTTTTATGTCTCTTTACCGTTAAATAAATTCATTGTTTGCTTGATAAATTTATTGGAAGGGTCAGTAAAAATGGCGCGATTTTTCGACAACTACGCACGACGCCAAAAACCCCGTCGTTTAGAGTTATGCCATTTCAAGACCAATTAACCTTTAATGCTGTACAGGACATGTACGAGCATTACTCCGCAGATCAAATCATCGAAACCTTTGAAGAGCTGGATTTGCTCCTGGTCAACGAAGGAATCAAGCGGGAACTGAGTGAAGAATTCATTCTTCGCTACGAGTTTGTTTTCTATCTGCTGAAGCGAACCCTTCGGGAGATGGACCCCAAACGAACGCCCGTTACCAAACCTTAACACACTACCCTCTTTGAAAAATTATAAAGACTGCCTCAAATGGGGCGGTCTTTTTTGGTTGTTGAAGGTCTGTTTTGTTTTGCTTATTAAGTATATTATTAATATTTACAAATTAATTCTTAATTTTGAACATGAGGATGCTCGACTCTCAAGTGCCAAGTGCGGGGAAAAATCACAACAGGAAGCAATTCAATGATTTGACCTCGAATACAGCATGGATGAGAACGTACGGTTTAGGGTAAGTGCAGAGAGTGATTTACCTAAGTTGCTGAGCGACTTAGATGCGTTGATTCGCAAGCAGAATGAATTGGGCGATGAGAATTCGCGGGCGATCAGATCCATGAATTCCAACATGGAGAGCCACAGTAAGCAGTATAGTTCCCTGAGCGGCAGTATCAGCGGCGTAAAGAACTTACTTCTGACCGCTTTCGGCATTGACCAGATCAAAGAAGCGATTTCAAAAATCTTTGATTTGACAGCTACTTACCAGAAATATACTGCTGCTTTGACGGTTTCGATGGGTAGTCAGCAAAAGGCGACGGAGGCTTTACAAATGCTGCAAAACTACGCCGACAAATCCAATTTTGAATTAGACGAACTGGCCGACACATTCTCCAAGTTTGCGGGGCGAAATGTGGTACTGGGGAGGGAGAATATGGAAAAGCTGGGCGATGTGGCCAACGCCCTGCAAAAACCTTTCAAAGATTTGGGAGAAGCTATACTCGACATTAACAACACGGAGCGCTGGACGGAATTGGGTATCAAGGCCAAAACCGCAGGCGACAAAGTAAGCCTGACTTTTCGCGGTACCACCATCGAGGCTGAACGTACCGAGCAATCCGTTATGCTGGCCACGGCCGCTTTTGGAACGCTGAACGGTGTACAGGGTGCCACCGAAAAACAAGCCCTCACTTTAGCAGGTCGTTGGTCGTCATTGAGTGATGCCACCGCAGGTTTGGCGCGTGAAGCGGGTAACGGCTTGCTTCCCGTATTTGAAGCCGTCATTGAAACAGGTATCAGTTTGGCCGTTGGCATGAAGAATTCCGCGCAGGAAGGCGGGTTGTTGAATGCCATTTTTACCAATATGAAGGTCAGTGCCGGGTATCTGTGGTCTGCCTTTATGGAATTGGTTACGCCTATTAAGGAGATTGCCGTCAATCTGTTTCCCCAATTCTTCAATAGCGCCAATGGTTCCAATGAGCTAATGAAAGTGCTGGGTGTGGTAATCAATACCGTGGTAATGGGACCTTTCTATACCTTGATTACCGTACTTCGCGAAGGCTGGCAGGGATTGCAGTTGTTTTACAATGGTTTACAGGGGGTGCAAACCGGGCTGAAAGGCGTTTGGGCGGCAATCACGGGTGACTGGGATCAAATGGGCGTGCTATTCTCACAGGCAAGCGGTTATTTTGATAAGTCCAAGGCCAATTACGAGAAAATGGGCAGCATTTGGGACGAAATGTCGCAATCGGTCGAAAAGTCAAATAAACGTATTATGGATAGCCATCAGGTAACGGCCGTTACCGTGGCGGACATTACGACCAACCTCACCAAAAAGCAGCAGGAAGCCGTTGCAGCGGAAGAAGCCCGTTGGACCAAGATAAAAGGCACGTTGACTGAAGGTACGTCACAGTACGCCAGTGCTTATTTTGAGCATGAGACAAATATGCTCAAAGCCAAGGATCAATACAATGCAATGGCAGTCGGCAAGGATGCCGATAAGCACAAGCAGCTTAAAGAGCAGGCGTTTTTCTCCTCCAATGAGATTGCCATATTAATCAAAGAGGCAGAAGAAAAAAGCCTAAGTGATAAATTGGAGATAATTGACCGTGGCATGAAGGAGGAGATTGCAAAGGTTAATGCGCATAAAGTTGAATATGTTAAAACAGAGGAGGACGCAGTCTTAGCTATTGAAGCTATTATTATCAAAGCCAATCGCGCAAAGGAAGCCCTTATTAAAGAAAGCCAAGTAAATATTACGGCGGGGCAAATCGAATTTGTCAGGCAGTCAGTTGAGATTGAAACCGATTTGTCGCTATCCGTGCAGGCTTCGGAGGTGCAGCGGCTTTTGAACACCCAACAAACCGAAAAAGAAAAACAACAGGCCAAGTTGGATACGTTGGAGGCGATTCGCAAAATCAACGAAGAAGAGCAAAAGGTTACTGAAAAAACGGCGGAGATTGAAGTTAAATCGCACAATGAGCGATTAAAGGCGGTATTGGGGTTTGTGGGATCATTAAACAGCGCGTTGAGCGACTTTTCCAATTTTGCCATCAAAATGGTGGATGACATCGATTTGATTAGCGGCAAAACCGTTACGACCTACGAAAATCAGGTAAAGAATGCGCAGGCCTACAGCAGCACCATTAAAATCCTGTATGGCGAACACTCAACACAATATGCCGAATCTTCGCTAAAAGTAGCGGAGTCAAAGCAAAATCTGGTCGAAGCTGAGGGTGCGGCATCTATGGCATCCCTCAATATGGCCATGATGGTGGCTGATATAATGCAGAAAGTTGCGGCGGCTATCAACGATATGTTGGTAGAAACCAATACGGCTATCATTGAAGCCTACGACACCTTGGCAAATGTCATGGGTGATTATTATGACACACTTATTCGGGTTAATGCCGATTCGCTGGACGCTCAACTCGAAGACTTCAAAGGCTCGTACGCCGAGCGAGAACGAATCATTGATGAGCACTACGCCAAACAAACCGAGTACGCCGAAGCCAAAGAACTGATTGAATACCAAGCTGCTTATACCAAACTTACACTGGAGAATGACTCCAAGATGAAAAAGGACATGACCGCCTCCGCTAAAAAGCAGATGGGGGAAATCGTCGCAGGTATGTACGAGCAACAGGCGCTTGAAGAAGAATACCGCATCAAAAAGCTTCAACGGGAAATTGAAACGGCACAGGAAGTGCGGGATAGGAAAATTCAGGCCATTGAAGATGAGTTGGACGCCTACATTGAGGCCAAAGAGGAAGAAATCAAAAGGCTTGAAGATTTCACCGATACGCAGGTTGATGCCCTGAAATCACAATTGGACACGGCCAAAGATACGTACGAGCAACAAACCAACGCCGTCAAAGAAGCCTACGACCAACAATTGGCGGCATTAAAAGAGAAAGAAAGCCAAGAGAAGGCATCGTTACAGGCCACGTACGACTACAGGCAACAGTTACTTGAGCAGTCCAAGGCCGACGAAAATGAAACGATTACTATTATTGACCGCCTTCGCAATGAGGCATTGGAACGTTACCGAACCGACGAAACCAATCGTTTAGCCGCAACCCGCGACCGCATCTTAGCCACGCTGACGGACGAAAAAGAGCGCGAAGAAGTCACCAATGCCTACGCCCAAAGAATTGCCGACGTTCACAAAGAGGTCGAGGATGCCAAGTTGGACAAATCCAAAGGGGTTAGTCTGGCAACCAAGCAATTGAACCAAGAAGCCAAAGACGGGGCGGTAAAGCTGAAGGAAGAAGAAAAAGAAGCGGTAAATGCTTTGGAGCAATCCTATCAGGATAAGTTCAAGGAGATGGCGGATGAGCGCGACGCTAAATTGGAAGCGCTGAAAAACGACTATGTGGCACGAGAAACGGCACTGAAAGCTACAATAACCCAGCTTCAAAGTCAATTGGCAATAACCGTCAAAGGACTCGAAGATGAAGTGACTGCCAAAAAACAGGATGCCTCCACCCAAAAAGCGGCAGCGGAAAGAGACTATGCCAACTTTGTTTTACAGGCCAATAAGCAAATTATGCAGTCGCAAATCCAGATGGCTATTGCGCAAATACGCGCCGAAATTGCCATGCTGCAAGGAAAGCGGAATATCTTCAACCGGGGCAAAATTGACGCAGCGGTGGGAGATTTGCAAGGCTCTATCAGGGATTTGGAGGCGTTGATGGGTGAAGGCAGCGGTGGCATTGTGACCGTTCCTGACACATGGACCAGTAACATAAAGGAAGGCCTGATTGCCCAGCGCAAAGCCAACAGAACACCGTTCCGGGCAGATAATCTGGAGGCGGTCAATGAGGCATTTGACCAGAACAAAAACGCAATGACCCTGACATACACTGACGAAGACAGGCAATTTACGGCTTATGACGCAGCGGGGAATTCCTTCACCATCAGAAATGCTACGGGTTACGTGTCAGCTACGGGCAAAAGCTACTTTGAAGGAACGCCTTGGGTGGATGGATTGGGTTATCCGGACGGAAGGGATACGGTGCCGGCGATGGTTGACAAGGGAGAGCGGATAGTAAAAAGAACGCTCAACGAAAAGCTGGGTAAAGAGTTGCCCAACGAAAAGTTAGTGGACGGGTATTTAGCCTTTGAGGAATTGCAGAAGAAATTCGGCAGTTTGAGAATTGAGGAGTTTGGGCGAATGAATTTCAACTTAGAGGGAGACAGATTGGGCACATCGGTGGATTTGAAGGGATTGGAAAAAGAGGTAAAGAATTTAACGGAGGTGATTCGCTCCAAACCGGAACTTAAAATTAACGTTGACGCCAACCGCGTGAGTATTGCGGAAATAAGTCATAATCAACAGCACGTAGCCTATTACGAAAACCTCTATAACAGATGATGCCACCTGTCAAACCAACCAAACAACGTACGCAGGAAGAAATAGGCCGCGCCAATCACAACATGCTTCGTCAAATACTGGGCATGGCCAAGCGCAAACGCGGGCACATTACATTGACCAAAGCCCAGTCCGTCAGAGTATTCAACGCTTTGCACACCATCACTTTGTATCTGCATCAGCCCGAAAGTGTACGCTCCGGGCAGATTGAGCGCATTTTGGAGGTGCGGGATATGGTTGAAATGGAATTTGAAAACCAAATGGGAGAATCCATTGACAAACCCGTCAAAAGAAAATGAGGCACTACTTGGACGGAAACGCCGTAAGCGGCATATTGATTGAAGAACCGAGCGGTTCGGCAGGGGTGTATTTTGAAAAAATACGCTCACGCCGTTTTTGGGGAATGCTTCGCAACAATATCGGCAGAGTGCGCGGCATCGGGGAAATCCTTTTTGAAGAACCCATGGCCATTGAAATCCTGAAAGCGGCCAAAGAGAAGAAATTAGTGGATGCCTCCGTGACTTACCAAATGGTGGATGATACCGGGGCTGTACTGATTGATTCAGAAATCAACTTTGCCAATATTCGCGTACGCCGCGACGGGTGGAGTGTGACGCTACGGGATTCGGGCTACGTGGAAGCCTTGGACATGCAGGCCGATACAAGGGTAAACATACTGCCCAACAAAGAAGTGACGTTGCAGGCGCTAAGTTTGGCGCAGGAAAAAACCCACTCCGTTGACCCTAATCTGGCAAGGGTTGCGTGGAAAGTGAACGGACTGGAAAAGAGTTTGGCGCACTATCCGGCATGGCTGGCCGAAACCACGCGGGCCGATGCGACGGGAGATCCGGCCACTGTTACCAATGTGTATCAGCAACAGCCGATTTGGCGCAACACTACGGCGGGTGAAAGGCGACTGCAACTCACGGCGCGGATTGTGGTTTCTCACCGAAGCGCTACGGCGACCAACGGGCGCATTGTGGTGTATGTCATCAATGGAAACGAGGTCATCTCCTACCCTACTACAAGTATTGTTATTACTTCGGTTTTAGAAAAGAAAACCTATGCCGTGGATTTGATAGTAAATGTGCCCGTGGGTGGTGAATTGTTTGTTCAGAACAAAGACTTTGACGAAGAAAGCACCGATTTTGAGTTCAACTACGATGTTAAAGAGTCGTATTTGTGCGTCAACCAAGACATCGCCATTGCCGACAGTACAGCTAAGGTGATTTCAAGTATTGACCTACTCAAAGCCATATCGGCCAAAATCACTCCCGAAATCACCATTGTTAACAATGTACCCGAACTGGAAACGGATTGGATAACGAACGGACAGCAACTTCGAGGCGTAAAATCGGCCCCGCTCAAAGTAAGTTTTGGCGGTATTTGGGATGATTTATCCAAGCTGTACCCGCTGATGCTTTTAAGAAATACCAATAATCAAATCCGTATCGCAAACCGCAACGATTTTTTGGCGGGGCTGGCAGGCGGCGTTGTTATGCGGGATGTGAGCTCGTACGAATTTGTACCCAATATGAATCTATTGGTGAGTCGGGTCAGGGCTGGGTTTAACCGCTGGCAGAGCAGTACACCTACGGGACGGGAGGAAATCTACGGCAATGAAGATTACAGTACCGGTCTGAAAAAAATCTCCGAAATTATGGATTTGGTGTCAATGGATTTATGTGCCTCCGAAAAACTTATGGAGGCTATTCGCAGAATGCAGTTTGATTGGGGCGGCAGTCGGATTGACAAAGACGAAATCAACGACGAACAACTGTTTATCAAAGGCGCTAATCTTGCCCTTAAACAGATTTTGGCGCGGTGGGAAAACTTTTGGGGTGTTTCCTCTGCCAAGCTCACTAAGACGGACGGCAGTCCCGATACTTCGGCATGGGTTCAAAACGGAATATCACGTTATTTCACGGATGATATAGCGCTGGTACAAGGTGTATTGACCGGGGCGGAATGGGCAGCTTTGGGTGATGTGCTAACCTTTTACGACGGTGGAAAAAGTTGGCGGGTATTGGTTATGTCAGCCACGTTTCGACCGGGGGCCGCAGGAAGCGGAGCGGAAGCCAATACGATTGTGGAAGGTTGGGTTTTAAAGGATTGATTATGGAAGCAAGAGATTTACTTGGAAATGCGATTTTTAATGGTGTCGGCAATGTAATTACCGGCACACCTGAAATAGTCAACGACTTTGTCAGAAAGGCAATTGGGGCCGGGCCCATTCCAATCTCAAAAGATTGGATGCCAAAATTCGGCTTAACATACCAAGAGGAACGAACCGTTAATCGATACGAGTCAGAGGTTAGGTATATTGGAAAGAGGTTGGTTGAAAAAATGTATGACTTCGAGGTTTGTTTTGTAACCTCAAACTACGGTGGCGAGCCCTATTATAGCTGGAAGATAAAAATTGACAATGAAGATGTTAGCCTTTACTATAAGCTCGAATTTATCCACCAACTGCAAAATATTTTTCATGCTCTTACGGGTGAAGAGTTAACCTTGATTAAAAAGTGAAAAAATCTAAAAAGGTACTTGGCATACTGAATATGGGAATATTTCCAACCGACATTCTATTCTGCAACGGTTTTGCGTATGAGGAGATTGTCAAAGAGTTGGAAGCGCAAAAGTGCAATGAATGGGTTTTCGGCATAAAGATGCACGAGCAATTGCTCACAAATGGGGGCGATTGGTGCGCATTGAGAAGCAGTATAAACGAGCACGGGCGGGATGTCCTTTACTTCTATATCATACTGAAAACGCCTTTTAGATTTGAGGATGAGGACTACTGCAAATTGGCACATGAGGTGCTTCATATCTGCCAATTTTTCCTTCCTCTCGTATTGAAAAGGGATAATGAATATGAGTGCGAAGCCTATTTGCACACACATATAATGAGGCAATGTTTAAAATTAATGAGGGGTAAATAATCACAAACAAACCAATAGAAACATGGAAATTTTACTGCACATAATCACCTTTTTGTCGCTGACTGCGGCGGTACTTGTTTTGGCTAAAAAAGCCGTTAAAAAATTTGACGAACTAAGTGCTCAATTGGGAAAAATCCAAGTGCGCGATACACAAACGGACGAAGCTATAAACGACCTTGGACGCGGCATTTCTTATTTGATAACGGTGGAAGAAAACCGTCCGAAAGGAAACCCGCTCAATTTCTTTACCATCTGTAATCAATCCGGTGCTCCGATTCTGTATTTCTATAACGAAGTCAATCGGGATGAATACTTCAACGGCATGAAACAGACCTACAAAAGCAGGTTCACCAAAGGAACAAAAACGCTGAAAATTCAGGATTAATACCAATGCTATGAAGCCCATCAAAACCAAGCCCATGTTATACGCCCATTATTTAGGGATTTTGCAGGAAAAAGCCCGCGAAATGGGATACAATTTGGTTTTACACGGCTCTTTGAATCGGGACTGCGATTTGATTGCCATTCCATGGGTTGACAATCCGAAGCCTCATTTTGAATTGATACAGGCATTGGATATGATAATGACAGGGTTTCACTACGCGGTGCCAAGCGGATATTCATACAGCGTTTTGCCCGGAGGTCGGCATTCGTACATCATTAATCTGAATCGGGGCGGCTATCGTGCCGACTCTACCTACCAAGAAGACAATCAGTTTTATTTAGACATTTCCGTAACGCCATGAATAACAGATTCATTAATTTTCTGGAATTCGTCACTGACGACCCCACAGCGCAGGCCAAAAACCTGTACCATCCTACCCAAAAGCTCCGTACGTGGGAGGCCAAAGACGGGGATTCATGGCGGTTGCTTATCAAAAACAGCGTTTTGCGCGGCCAAAATCTAAGCGACATACAGCCAAGAATCATGCAGTGCGTGGAAACCTTGGGTGTGTGGGACAATGAAACGTTTTCGGATACGGAGCGAAGAGCTGTACTGAGAAAGCAGCACTGCGAAAGCTATACGGAATTCGTCATTAAAATCAACGAGGCCTCCACCCAAAGTGCATACCGACAGTTTGCTTTAACCCGCTCCAACGGGCAAACTGTATTGGGCACAGTCAGGCAAACGGCGACCGATGCCGAATCCTACGCGGCCAAAGTGCAGGCGCATTTTGAAAGTTATCCTTTTGCCAAAGTGATTGTCCATAGAAAAGGAACGCTTTTGGCCGTTCGGGTCTATACCAATAAGCGCTTTTACATGGATGATGAAGAAGTCAGTATTGGCATCGGTCGGGTATCGGAATACAATACCAATTCCCCTTCGCTGGCAGCAATCTTTTTGGGTACGGTCAGCTACGCAGCACAGTTTAGCTTTGAATTGGTTATTGAAAATGTAGAGCCGGGCAATTTGTTTGAATTGGGCGGAATCAGCTACGAAGCCCAAAGCGGAGACGACGCCGAAACGGTAAAAAAAGCCCTTCTCGCAGCAGCAGAGCGTTTGGTTGTATTGCAATCGGAAGTGGTCAGTCCATTGGCTACCAAAGGGGCCAGAACAATTGTCAACAGCAATACACCACGAATTGAACTTTCGTACGTGGATACCCTAAGCAGCGAAGACAGGTATGAAGTATCCATCGGAGCAAGCATTGTGCCCGGCAACACCTATCAAATTCAGGCCACAGGCACAGCACTGAAATCATACACCGCTACGGCAAGTGACACCATTGCCACCGTCAAAGCCGCTTTAACGGAAGTAAGCGGGTATTACGAAGTACCCGAAGGTACGGTTCCGGAGTGGCTGGCCATTGCGGGGATACAGCGCGTGGACAATATTAACACGCCGCGCATTTATTTATCTGACCAACAATCCATTGCGGCGGCAACCAAAGACAAATACCGCATCATTACAGGAGCCGACGTTCAAAAAGGCAATCAATACTTTTTGGGCGAAACCTCCTACATTGCCACCGCTGGTGATACAGCCGAAACGGTGGGTATTGCCTTGGGATTGAGCGGAGAAGTGGATTTGTTGGAAGTGCCGGAAAACAGCGTTTTGAAATGTTACGCCAAAGTCGGCAAAAGATACACCGATGAAGATATTTGTGACGTAAGCATTATTCAGCAGCCGCGCATTTTCAAAAGTAGTCATTTGGTTTTGGAGGTGGACTGGTCGGATTTGGCATTAGACCAAACCTACAGTATTCAACTCTATAATTCCCGTACCGAGCAGGTATTGGCATACAGCAACTTAGTGGAATTGGTGGGCGAATCGCCCGAAACAAGCCTTCTGGAAGTGGCTGACAGCTTTGATGCCGTGGGATACGAGTACTACGAAAAAACAACCCAGCGCATTCGTCTGCCTGTATATCTGCGCATTCCCAAGCAACGCATATCGGAAAATAGAACGGGCTTGCTTAACGGCGGTTACCGCAGGGCGAGCACTAAAATTGAGCAGGTCAGAGAATTGGTAACGCGGGCGGAAAACGCTGACTTTCATCAGGTATTGGCCGCGTGGCTCAAGCATTCCAACGTGTGGGTTGATGACAAAGCGTATTACTGCGAAGGTGAATATACCGAAATGATCATCTCAGAACTGTCGCAAAAAAAACAGGCCAAAGCCATGATGGTACCGGCCGAAGAGCGCAACAACAAAACCACCTACTTTGCAACCGACTCAAAGCCAATGCGTTGCGGAGGGGTCACCCTGCACGGGTTTGACTACGGCTTGCGAATACTACTGAAAACAGACAGTTTTGAGTCAGAGTTGCAACAGGGCAGCAATATTTTAAGCGCCGGTGAATATCAGATTCTTATCTATAACGACGGCGATGCAAGAAAAATACGGATAGCACCCGAGGGGTTTGAAACGGTGAGCGGAGTGGTGCCGGGGCAGTCTAAGGCAAGGTTGAGGCGATTGGTAAGGGTGGAGAGCGGTAAAGAGCTCGAAATCTACTGTGAAAAAGCCGCTGCTCCGTCCGTAGTTTTTGAGCCTGAAGCCGTTTACGGCGATTATGAAGTAACAGAGTACGTAGCGGAAAAAGAAACCCTGTATTTGGCAAGTTTCAACGACGATTTCTCAGACGACTTTTCCAATTAACACATGGCATTAGCATTCATTTATGACGGATACACAGATGGCAGTACGCTCGTAAAAGTGCAGGCGGATGCCGTGGAAGGTACCGACGTTTTTGTCTGCGATGACAGCGACCAAAGTGTTTTGGGAACGGGAGAGTTGTCAGGCGGAGAGGTATCCATTACGGTTTCACCCGCTTTGGCCGAAGGTCAGCGCATTATTGCCTACCTGACATCGGTGGGCTATTATACCATGGGCGGTATTACGGTACTGCCTTCGGGAGAATTGCACACCGGATGGGAAAGGCCCGTGACAGTAGAAGTGGACGAAGTACAGATTCCCGTGGACGAATACGAAGCCGATACCGATACACAGGTACCGGATGTGTACAATCCTGAATCAATCAATCGGGTTGCCGAAGTAAACAGTACTTTTTACGAGAAAATCCCCGCACAAACAATCGCCTTTAACCTGCGAATTGACCGCAACTACGGCACTACGACTGTAACGGTGGAAGATGTAACGGGTGCGTTGAGCGGGTTTTTGATTCAGTTTGATGAGGACGAACCGAGCAACATTGATGCCAAGAACTATACCGTTAACGGCACGTATGAAGTAAAGGTGATTGATGCCGAAGACGACACGCGTTTTACAACCGTATCTTTTACCGTTACCTCTACTTCGCCTCCTCCCGAGGACAGTGAAATTTCCAATGCTTCTTACGTTCAGGACGGCGTAAATGTGAAATTGATTGCTGACAGTACATACGCTTTGGAAGGGAAAATAGACGGCGTATCGGGCTCGTTTGCCGACATGGTACTGGTAGGCGGGAAAAGGTGGGTTTCGGGCACGTACGTTGTGCCGGGAGCCGGAGCCTATACCATGCGGGTGCGGGTAAAGACCGATACACCCGATGAAATTGTAATCAGTTCAACAATATACTAACATGGAGACTCCAAAGGAAGAAGAAAAGGCGGTAGTGGCAGTGGAAAAACCAAAAAAGGTAAAAACCCAACTGGACTACATTGCCAACAAAAATACGTTTGTGGTCAAAGCCGAAACGGGCAAAACCGTTACGGTGGAAATTAACGGCGAAAAATGGGGAGAGGCGGTAGCGGCGGAAAACGTGGCCATTGTGGTTTTAAAGCGGGAGTTGCCCGGAACCTACACCCACATAATTAAGTAATTACTTATTTTCATTATTAATAAAACGAGGAGAGCGGTATGAGCGGATTAGTTGACTTTCTGGTGGGCGATGTGGAGGCTAATGCGCTTCGCCAAACCGATAAAAAAAAGGCCCCGAGCGGCAATTACATAGCCGTTGCCATAGTGAACAAAGGGAAATTTCCCGGCGTGGGTGGTACCTATACCAACGCGGCCGAAGATGCTGTGGTGATCACGGCGGCAAACATGTTTGAAAACCTGAAAGATTTGGCGTTTCAGGGCGGTGCGTGGCTTTTTGGGCACGGCACCATCAACGGCGAAAAGCCCATGCCAACAGAAGTGCTGGAGCCGGAAGCCTACGGTTTGGCCGTTGAGGCACGGCCTACGGGCGAGGTAAATGAAGTAGCGAACTTTACCTTCAAACACTTCTTTTTGAACATTCCTTTCTTCAATGATCTGCGTCGGAACACCAAGGGGAAAGATGTTTTTCTTTTTACGGAAACGACAGTACAAAAAGTAGACTGGGAGGACAACAAACCCATCTTCAAAAACCTTGGCCACAGCGTACCGGGTCAGCGCAACTCCATTATTTCGGGTAAATTCTCCGTGGCGTGGAACAACAAAAACGGTGAATTGGTGCCAGATTTGGGCGTAAAGGTGGCTGATTTGGATGCCGAAGGTATTGCTTACACCTTTGATACCATCGGGTCTTTGGTTAACTGCACCCAACAGGAAGGATGCGCCGGTGACTGTATCACTTTCAACCGTACCACTTCAGGTACCTGTGGTTTTACGCGGGACGTAGTGGAGGCCAAAGGTTGCGGCAAGCACTATCTGTATTACAACGACAACGAAGCTATGCCGTCAGGCGTAGCGGGAAGCGTCAACCCGTCCACGGGAGTCGTCAGCCTGACCACGCTCAGCGCGGGCACGCACCGCTTTACACACGCCTTTGAAAACGAAGTAGGCATTTTCGGGTATTACTGCTTTAAAGTGGTTGTTGCCGCTTAATTCCCCATAAAAATCAACTGAGGGGCGCAAATGTCCCTCAGTTACTTACCTGTTATGCTGAAGCTTTCGCAAATCCTGGATGTACTTAAAAATATTTCAATAGACGGGAAACTGCCTAAAGGAATGACGCACGAATATTATGAGGAGAGCGAAAAAATCAAAAAAGACATTGAAGAAGCTTTCGGGGATGAATACCCCGATTACCTGAATAAAAACAGGCCACGGGAGAAAAAAGACCATAGAAAGTATCGTCAAGAGGTATACCGCAATCCGCTCAAAGGGTTTTTGGACAAACAAATTGAGCGCTTGGACTACATTCCGGAGAGCGATGATTTTTCGGTGGTCTGGAAGTCGGAAGGTAAGCAAACCGAGCTGCTGAAAGCCCACGATAAATCTTCCTTTGTGGAAAAATCGGGTTTTCAGGACTGGTTCTTTGACTTTGTGAAAGAAGAATTTGTCAAAGACCCCAATGCCGTATTGGCGTTTGTTCCGCACGAAATACCCGCATCGGATACGGATTACTTTAAACCCAAAGCAGAGCTGATTTCCTGCGAGAATGTACTTGCGTTCAGAAAAGGCAAGTACGCCGTGCTTCGCTCAATGCGTGAAGTAAAAGTCATCAACGAAGCAACCGGCAAGATAGAAAACAACGGATTGCTGCTGTATTTCTTCGACGACGAAAGCTATACGGTGGTTCGGGAAACAATGCGTACCGGCAGCAACAAAGCGCTGAAAAGCAATTTTTCCATTTGGGGGCTTTCAAATGAGATTTCTCCCGAAAGCAACGAGGTTTTAACGCTGTTTACTCCGTTTTTGCACCGTTGTCAAGGCATACCTGCCCGAAAAATCGGCAAGAAACGCCTGAAATTCAACGGCAAAGGGGAAGAGTTGTTTTCTTCGACCGTCACCAATGCACTGGAGCACATCAAAGACGCTCAGTCGCGCTACAGTGACATTCAGATTGAATTCAATTATCACGTCAACAGTCAGGAATACCGAATTGCAACCAAGCCGTGTTCGGCCGACGATTGCAACAAAGGTTTTATTTCGGTACGCGACCGGGAAGGATTGCTGACGGGCGAGAAAAAGCCGTGCGGCCACTGTCAGGGGTCAGGAATGGAAATCGGGTCCAGTGCGCTGGATTTTATTGTTTATTCCATGCCCAAAAAAGAGGGATTTACCGATAATGCCATCGGCAATGTTCCTCCCGTGCCGGGCGGATTTATCCCAAGACCCATTGAATCGGTGCGTGAATTGGTAAGCGAATACAAGCGCAAAGTGGACGAAGCTTACGCGGATGTTCACATGGCGTTTCACAACCGTACGCCGCTGATTGAATCAGGTACGGCCAAAGAAGTGGATCGGGAGGAATTCTACCGCGACTGCATTACACTGGCCAAACACCTGTGCAATCTGTTGCAATGGGGGTATTTGTGCGAGGCCAATTATATGTTTGGACTCCAAGGCGTGGACGATACACAACTACCCAAGGTCATTGCGCCAAGTCGCTTTATGCTTTCGGGCATGGACGAAACCCGGGCCGAGTTAAACGAAGCTATTTCAAACGGGTACGACACTGCACTGATAAGTATCATTCAATCCAGAATGATTGAATACCAGGCAGGGAAAGATTCGGCGGAATACAAAAGGTACACCATCAAATCACGGCTGGACCCGCACCGCGAATACAAGCCTGCTGAAAAAGTGTTGCTGCTGAATTTGTTTTCGCAAATGGCCGAAACGGGCAGCGATTCACACAAAGCCATGGTAAAGCAGTTGATTTTTTCGGTATTGCTTAATGCATTGTTGGACGAAGCTGAAATGGCAAGCCCCGAATTCTACCTGTTAGACCTGAAAAGTCAACAGGAATTGCTTTTGAGCCTGTCCGAAAAATACAGCAGTGCCATCCCCAAGCCGCTGGCTTTGCCTGTACTGTTTCCAAGTCCCAAACCTGACCCCATAGAAGAAGATGGAGCCGATTGAAGACTTTGAAAAATGGGAAGAATTGCTGTCAAAATGGATAGATTCATTAAACAGTCGAATACTGTCGATCAATTCGCAATTGCTTGACAAACTCTTTGAGTTCATTGACAAATTTGATTTTCAGGGCGGGAGCCTCGCTCAGAACATGAGTGTACTGCTTGAAATGCAGACCAATTTGCCTTTGTTGATTCAAAACGTGGGCTTTACGGTTTTGGTGGGTGACTTGGTATCCAAAATGGCCGAATCCATCACCAAGCTGGAGGAGTATTTCGGCAAAGTGTTCTTTGATTTTCCTCAAAAAGGATTGGAAGTTACCAATACCTACCGGGCAGCGCTGGAAGCGGTGCGTCGCTCTTTGACGGGTGAAGGAGTGCAGCAGATATACGTGAGTGAAATTGTAAAAACCTTGCAGTTTCATGTGTACAGCAAATCCCGAAAAAGCGACTTCAGAGAGGCGTTAAAGAAAATATTGGGCGAAAAAGGTCAACCCATGAAATACTTTACCACCTATACCTCGGATGCTCTGTACCAATACTCGCGGGCTTATACCGACGAAGTAACCAAGGCACTGGGAGCGCAGCATTATTACTACATGGGCACACGCATTAAAACCACACGTGAGTTCTGCAATGTACGGGTGGGCAAAGCCTATACCAAAGCGGAAGTGAAAGAGTGGGCAAAAAAAGAATGGGGCGGCAAAATTCCCGGCACCAACGCCCAAAGTATTTTTATGTATGCGGGCGGGTACAACTGCCGGCACCGACTGCTGCCCATCTCAAAGGAGTTATACGAAAGAATGGCGGGCTAAAACAAAGATTATGATTTATTTTTTACCTAAAACAATACAAAAATGGCAGAGTTGACCGAAGAAGAAAAAAAGGCGTTAGCGGAGAAAAATTCCGCAAAAGCTCAGAAGGAACAGGAAAAGGCTGCTGCGGAAGCTGCAAAAAAAGCGAAGGCAGAGACAGACGCGGAGGCCGCGAAAAAAGCGGAACAGGAAAAAGCTGCTGCGGAAGCAGAGGCGGAAGCTGCGCGGGTGAAAAGGTTTAGCGAACTAAGCTACAAAACACCATTGGTGATTGAAAACGCCAACGGTACTGAGACACAGGTAACCAAAGCGTATTGGCAGAGTGTTAAAAATGCGGAGTTGGACCGTTTGCAGGGAATTAAACTGCTTGGGCTGTACGTAGCCAAAAAAGACGGTTACAGCGTAGTGGAAATCATCGACGACTCCGAAGTGGAGGAGATGTAATTTTTTGTAAATCAAATTAATAATATACTTAATCTGATTCTTAATTATCTTAATCATGGGAGTAAAATTGGGAGGAACTTTCAAAAGAATCCTCGAAAAATCCGGGCGTTTTAACGCCGAAAAACACAGTAAAATAGTGGACGCATTGAACACCTTGGAGGAAGACCTCGACGATGACGATGCGAAATTGGTAGGCGAAGGTTTGATGACCCTTGCCGAAGCAACGGCCCATCCGGAGGTGGAGAAATCACTGAAGGATAAGCTGAAAACAAAATTGAAGCCCGAATTTTTAGATCCCGTGGACGCCATCACCAAACCGTACGAAGCGATTTTGGATGAGGCCAACAAAGCGGAGTTTAACAAGGCGGATTCGAGCTACAAAAAACTCAAAATCGTTACGGACTTTCTTTCCAAAGGAGCCGGACGCGAAGGGCAGGATGCGGCCAACTACAAAAAAGAGTTGGACAAAGTACTGGGCCAAATTACGGCGGGAGACTACATCACCAAGTCGGAGTACGAGAAAATCAGCACCAAGGTAAACTCGGCATTGGAGGGGAAAACCTACGCGGAATTATTTGCTATGGCCATGCCCAAAATGAGTGCTGAAAAACTCAAAGACAAAGACGTTCGGGACGATTTCCAGTCGCGCACCTCTAAAATGGTTAAAAAAGCGGGCTGGTTGATTGATTACGAATCGGGCGAGATACGCAAGCAGGGCACACCGGAAGAAGCGGTTTTGGTGGAAGGAACGACAAAGAAAATGACGGTGGAAGATTTGTCCGACGTGTTTTTTAAAGAATACGAAACGTGGGAAAAGAAATCGGATGCCGGTCAGGAAGATCAGATAGAAGTACCAAGAGGCGGGGCCGGTTCGTCCCTCGGCGGAGTTGCTGAAAAGAATTTCAGCAGAGCCAAGTCCGTCTAAGACGAACGAAAAAATGATGTCGTAAGGCATGAAGGGAAAGGAATTGTGAAACAGAAAAAACGGCATTAAAAATGAATGACATTAATTTGAGTGGCGGTCGCATCACGTATGCGGCCGTTGGTCACGTACCCGGCAACGAGTACAAATTCTCTCACTTAGGTATGCTCAAGGCGCTCCGCGCTCCTGAGCTTCGCCAGATCATCAACGAAATCGACCCGGTCAAAGCCTTTGCGGGCGGCGGGCGCGATAACCGCACAACCAAGAAGTTCGACACGGAAACCGAGCTTCCTTATTTTAGCGTAACGACCAACTTTAAGCCCGCTTATGCCGGCACGGGTCGCAATACCCGTACCAAAACATCGGGAACGGCTATTCAGGGCGCTACCAACTTAACGGTTGATTTCAACCTGCGTCGGGAGTGGGGTATTCAATGGGCTATCTCGGACGTAATGAAGGAGCCTGGCTACTTCAAGTATATCAACGGCTTGATTGACGGTAAGGTAAAACCCTACGGCGGTGTTGACGGCGCAAAATACGGCGATAAGATGCTTGACATCGGTATGGACATTTACCGCACGGTGGACGAAACCTTGTTAAAGCCCGTTGACTCCGTACTGACCACTTCGATGGTGGCCGGTATCGGTAAAAATGCCGCGTATCCGGATGAAGTAACTCCAACCGCTGCGGCTCCCTGTGTGCCTGTTGAGGTATTTGACTCTGCGGGAAAAGCAACCGAAAACCTATTGGAGGCCTTCCAGCAAACGATGCTTTTGAACTCATTGAAAGGTCGTTTGATCGTGGTGGGTGGACAGCGCTTGAGCAAGTACATGGCCAAACAGGGGATTATGGCCGTCAACAACGCAGGTGTAAACTTGGCAGAAGCCTACGCAAAACTGCCTGTGTTGTGGTACTTTGACCCTGCTGTGGATACCATCTACGGTGAGAACAAAATCATTGCCTTCGATACGGCGGCAGCGGCATTCTGCCCTTGCCCTGAGCACGGAGAAAATGGCTTTGTTAACAGCGGCAACTGGTTTGACCACTCTTACGGAAGCCTCAGCTTCCGCGTAGAGCAATCCGCTTTGGACAGCTCCATTGCAGGTTTAGGCGGCGACTTCTTTGAATTGGACGTGGATTTCCGCGCTCAAATGGCGGTTTCAACCAAGGCATATCCAACACTTGACGTAACGCCTTCATTGCTTTATGGACTTTACAAGCGTCCTACAGGCTTCTTTACGAGCGTGAGCGGAAACATCTTAAAAGATGTAACCGGCATCTTCGGTTTTGAATTAACCACTCCGGCTTAATAATTCATTTCACAGACAGCGCTTTCGAGTGCTGTCTGTGACAATACACTCTTTTATGAAAAACCTCAAACTTCTTCTCCTGCTAACGACGATGCTTTTAGGCATTGGGCAAAGTTTTGGACAAAAACTGTCCAAACCCAAAAACCCGAAAACCGAAAACAAAGACACTGTTGCTACCCGCCAATGGGTACGCGAATACATCGAAAGCAGGCTAAATCCTCATGCGCCCGTTGTAGTCTCAAAACTTGATTGCAAGACAGGGTTAGACCTGCTTACTGCAAAGTACAGTGACGGTCGTATTGAATTTTCCTTTCAGGCGGTAGATGTACGGTCGATAGATTGGACACTTACGCAATCGGGCGCGTTTGTGAGCGGCGGCAATACAGGACAGCTTACTTCCTCGCAGGTTTCTATTCAACAAAAGCTGACGGCCGGAGCTTATGAACTGCAAATTAGGGCAACTAATTGCAATTCCGATCCGGCAAAAGGAAAAAGAGCTTTCGACGTGTCGAATGCAGCACTTTTGCCAAATTCAGATAGACACACAGGAGGGCACAATCTTTTTGCCCTCAAAGACCCATTTCTGCCCTCAGCAGAGCTGGCGGGCGAATACGAGTTGCGCTACATCGAAAGCCGTCCCGATGAGCACTTAGACCTACGAATTTCGCAACTAAACGGACAGTTACTTCTTTCGGATATAGGCAATAGCTTGCAGTCGGCCTCTTATACCCTAAACGGATGGACGGATTTGGAAAATTGCGGCAAGTTGGAAAATGAGCCCATTTTACCCTATCGACTCTACCACGTTTCCAAATACTCTATTTCACAATCAAGTATTCGCGAGGTATGGAGGGCGATGTACGATAATCCAAAGGCCGAGTTTCGGCGCTCTGAATTGTTTTTCTACGTCGTTCCAAAATCGGAGACTTGGAACCCGGCAGGGGACTCCCCGAATCCAATCGGCCGTCCGTCTGCCTTTTCAAAACTCCCTGCTTTTTCGCTTAAAAATCGCTCTTACGGCTTCGAGTACGAATTTTTGGATGAAACCGACGAGCGCAAAAAACAACTCGGCATACAGTTTAACTGGCAAAAAGGCAAAAGGCACCTAAAGCTCTATGCCCATTCGCTAAGCAGTTATTTACTTAGTTTACCAAGTCGCAAAGGCTTTCACGACCTGACCGAACAGGAGTGCATTGATTTTGCCAACGGATTGCCAATCGAACAGATTGTTGCTTTTGACATTGAGCCTCACGCCTCCGAAACGTGGATTGTAGATTATGCCGCTCCAAACTTCACCCGAAATATGGGTTACGTAATCGAGCGATTGAAACAGCGCGGGGCAATGGCTTACAATTGGATGGACATTCCTTCAAATTCGCCAAACAACTTGATGCTTGACGGTGTTCAGCTTACCCCTCACACAAACTACGGCCAGCAGAATAAAGACATTGCAAAGTACGAAGAAGCATATAGCAGACTGAACGACTTGCAGAAAAAGTATAATCCTTATTCGGTAATAAATACAGGGTATGGCTATGTAAGTTACGACAACAATCTTTCTGAAAACGACGGCAACGGGCGCAACATCAGCCCTCAACTTACCTACCTAAAATCACTGGACGCCTCCGAATTGTGGCGCAGATCGTGGCCGGACAAAGATCAGGTGTACTTCTCGTGGCCGTTTCAGGAAACCGAATTTGTGTCTTTTCCTCCCAACCACGTCGTAGAAATCCCTGAACATAATGCAAGAGCACGACGTACCGACAATAAGCCCATGTACCCGCCTACGCAGTGGGAAGATAACATGACATTGGGGTTGTTGACCTCAAAATACCTATTCTATTGGTGTCCCGGACCCGTGGGCTGGAACCCTTCCGGCACAGCACAATACAACAATGCCTATACCGAGGCGGGCGGTTTTTCAGTCTGGACATTTGAACAGGGGCGCGCTCCGCAGGGGGATAAGTTTTATATCGGCAAAGAGGCGATGGCCATCAATGCAACCATTAAGGCCGCCTATACCTATTCGCTCATTCAGGATGCCATGGACGGAAGCCGCAGGGCTCCCAAATTTACCTACAAAAGAGCAACAAAAGATGGCTCCGTTTTGTCGGCTGTCACGGTAGACGAAATCACAAACGGAAGCTGGTACATAGATGCACTACAAAAGCGCCAGCCGTTTGCTTTGGTGTGTGAAAATAACGGGCAAAAAGTGCTGTTAGTGCAGGATGTTTGGTCGCGACCCGGACGCTGGACTGAATTTGAAGTTGAAATCGAAGGGAAGATGTATTCAGGAAAAACAGAAGGCAATAGACTGTTTATAGCGAAATTATGAAAAAAATAACACTGGCGCTTTTGGCGCTTTCGCTGGCCGTTTCGTCTTTCGGACAGCAGCCTATTCCTGCTATCAGGGGCGAAATCAATACGTATTTCCCTTCGACCAATAATAAGTCCATTCAGGCGGTTAAGCTTCGTGAGACTTTTAATGATGTGATTGACCATGTTGACACGCTCAAAAAGAAGTATTACACCAAGACAATTGCCAATACGCGGCTTATCAATAACACCAATTACGAATTAATCTACATCACCGATTCAGGGAAAGAAGGTTGGTTTCGGTACATATCAGGCAGCGCTACGGCAGATGACGGAACGGATTGCATTGTTGCGGCCAACGGTCGCAGGTATAAGCGTGAGCCGGTTTTGGCAACGACCGTAGCGGACAATGCGATTACTAACGCAAAACTCGCCAATGCTGCGGCCAATTCGCTGAAAGGCAATAATACAGGAAGTTCAGCGGCGGTGCAGGATTTAACCGTTTCGCAGGCGAGAATCCTATTAGGGGTGGATGCTACCAATAACACTTCCGACGCCAACAAACCTGTTTCAACCGCGACCCAAACGGCGCTGAACGCAAAACAGGCAAATATACAATACAGGGAAGAAGGTTCTAATGTCGGAAGTTCAGGAGAGATTACTTCTCTTAATATAGTAGGACCTTATGCAACAATGGGTAATTCGGGTAGTGCCGGTACCCTGACTATCAATACACCTGCTTCTATTGTTGTCTCCTTTTCGGACGAAACCTCATTCATTACCGCCGGCACCTCAAAGGTGACTTTCTACATGCCTTACAGCATGACGGTAACAGAGATGCATTTGGGGCTGTCGACCCCCCAGGTGTCGGGGTCGCTTTTCACGGTCGATATTAACAAAGCCGGCACTACCGTCCTGTCTACAAAATTAACTGTGGATAATACAGAGGAAGGCAGTAACACAGCAGCGACCGCCCCGGTCATATCGGATACCTCATGGGCAAAATGGGCAAAAATAACCATCGATGTCGATCAAGTCGGAAACGGAACGGCAAAGGGAGGCAAGGTGACCATAAACGGATACATGAACTAATGAAAAAGCTATTGATATTCCTGTTGCTGGCCGCAATTCAGACGACAGGGCAAACGATAATCAACCCCTACATCATGGCTTCGCCGGTCGATGGCGGGGTTGTGACCGACATTGGAGGGTACAGAATTCACACCTTCACCACCTCGGGAACAGCAGTTTTTAACGTGGTTGACACAATTGACGTGCTGGTAGTTGCCGGGGGAGGAGCAAGTGGGTATGGCTATTCCGGCGGGGCCGGCGGGGCCGGCGGGCTTGCCTATCAAACAGGGAGAATTGTTACACAGGGAACATACACCGTCACAGTAGGGGTGGGTGGTGCAATTGGTATCTCCGGTAGCAAAGGAGGAACGGGAGGGAATTCCGTTTTCGACAACATCACAGCTTTTGGCGGTGGCGGCGGCGGGTCCGATGGCAGTGTTGGCGGCGGCGGTGGCGGGTCCGGTGGTGGTAAGGCGGGCTTCAGCGGATCTTCGGCTGGAGCGGCCTCTCAAACCTCCAATGGCGGAGCAACCGGTTATGGCTTCAATGGCGGCGACGGAGTGCTTTCTACCAATCAATCTTCCGGCGGCGGCGGCGGGGCCGGCGGGGCGGGAACGGCGGGAACAAACGCCGCTCGGGGTATGGGCGGGGCGGGGCGCAGCTACTCAATTTCGGGCGCATCGGTAACCTATTCGATTGGTGGCAATGGAGCACATGTCACGCCCGCGCCGGTATTCACATACACCGGCACACCGCCAGCCGCAAATACAGGAAGTGGCGGCCATTCCAGTACCCCACCCGGCATGGGTGGCGCCTCCGGAATAGTTATTATTAGATACCCGCTGCCACAATAAAAAGTTGCAGTTGGATTGTAAAAACAAATCGAGGAAGATGAAAAACTTATTTATACTCTGCTTAGCGCTGTTGGTAGTAGCGGCGCAGGCGCAAAAGAAAGCCAAAGTACAACCTGTATATGTTTCAGTCGTTGACGCCTTACGTGGTTCTGCTTTTGAGAACATGAAAACTGCTTTCGTTAGACTTCGCATTCCTCACGACGATGCGTTGATTGCTGAGAATGTGTCCAAAATGGAGCGCAATAACGCATGGACGGGTCAGCCCGACAAAAACTATAATATCCCTGTTTTGCGCCTGTGTGTCTATATCGACGAAGAAAAGGCAAAGCAGGGCGTGGCAGTTCTTAACAAAGGGCTGGGTGATTGGGTGACAATCTGCGAGATACATCAAGCGCATCCGCAGGACTATTTCTTCAATCCTGTTACTAAGCGTCGCATGGTTCGTTTCACCTATTTTGTGCCGCAAAACTTAATACCTGACTATGAGGGGTATATGCCCACAGCGTGACATGTAGCCAAGCATATCCCTAACGATGCCGATTCGTCCACAGGGGGATGTTGACTGTACAAAAAAGCAAGTGCTGCCACGAAGAAAAAGGTGAAGGAGAGGCTATGAAAGCGTTCAGGTTCTCAGTTGCGCTAATCGTATTCGTGGCCATGATTTGCATGGTGATTTTGGCGGTGAAGAGTTGCGGAGGTTTGGACTTAAAAGAGCAAATTAAGGAAGATGAAATCAAAATTGAAGTTATCGAAACCAAGCGGGCAAGTGCTAATGCTGTGCCTATTCCTTTTAAGTCTGATTCTGTGCGCAACAAAAAGCTGGAGTCAGCTAACAAAAAAAACGGATTCAAATTGTCTGTGCGGAAGTCAAATTGAGATTGATTCAACCATTAAGATTCTGAATGATTATCCTGATTTGCTTGCCGAATCGAACCTTTTGAAGCGAGCCTTGACCAATATCAAAACGCTGAACGCCAACCAACAGGCGCGTTTGTTGAAAGTGCTGAATCTTGAAGTTTGGAATGAGCGGAAAGTGATTTGGCGAATACGGAAATACAAGATTTTGCGGCCCGTTTTGTCGGCTTTGGGAGGCGTTGGGGTGGGTGTTTTGATTGTCACTATAAAGTAAATTATACCCTACTGATATGAAAACACAAGCACAATTAGCAACCAACAACCCCACTAAAAATACGAGTATGCTTATGGAACTGACAATATACGCGCTGTACGGCATATTGAGCATCCTTGCAGGTGTGCCAGTACTGGCAACGATTTTGGGCTTCTTAGGAAGTGCCGCAACTGCATTCGCCATCAAAGCGTTGGCAGCAGGTGCCGGCAGCGCAGCAGGTGCAAAGCTATCAACGACGCTTTCAACCTCCGAATTTTGGATAAAGGTGGGAATCGGCTTTTCGTGTTCGCTGGCTTTGTCTTCCACGGTACATGAATTGGTATTGCCCAAGTGGGATGTGAATGCGGTGTATTTTCTGATAGGCTGCACGGGTGTTCTGATTCTGAAAATCGTTACGCGTTTTTTCAAGACACTTGAACGGCGTGCGGACGATGTAGCCAATGCAGGAACCGACGCGGTACTTGGGAAAATGGGCGGAGGTAAAACAAGAGGCAAAAAAGATGCTGACAAGTAATCAATGTATCAAAAAATGGGGGCTTCCTGTCGCGTCTGTCGCGTGGGAAGGCTCCCTGCTTGTACTGTGGGATATTCCAACGAGCATAAACGATGCCATACCCGCCTTGCCAAACCGTCTGTACTGTAATCGAATTTTGACAGCTCCTTTGGAAAAAGCTTTTCGGAACCTGATTGCAAGGGGTCATGCGGATGAATTGAAAACGTGGGATGGGTGTTTTAACATCCGCTACAAACGCGGCAAAGATTCTTGGAGCCTTCACAGTTGGGCGGTGGCTATTGATGTGAATGCCGCATGGAATCCTTTTGGGGGAAAGTCAACGCTTTCGGAGGGATTTGTAAAATGCTTCACGGATGCCGGCTTCGATTGGGGCGGATACTGGAAAGGAAAGAATGAGGACGGAATGCACTTTCAACTTAAAACAATATAGTTATGGAAAATTACTTTTTCAAGGTGAATCCAACACGGACATTCACCGACCAAGCCAACATTACGCGCACGGTAGTAGGGATTGCGGCGCGTATCAATACCAATATTGTTATATCGCTTTTGCCCAATATTGAATTCGGATTCTTTGTTGAATTTCTTCTGGATACAGGAACGAAGTTTGGCGGGCTAAATGCGTTGACTTCTGAATTTGTCGAAAAGGCGATTGGATTGGGCGCTACGCAGGAGCAAGCGGAAGTTCAAATCGGGCAAATTGTGCAGGGGTTGATTTTTGGAACCGAGGCGCAAAAGTACGCAGCGGCCACAGGGTTGGCGGGCATTTACGGCTACGGGCTTGCCCCAATCGAAGAGCAAAACGGTGACCCGCTTTACGCGGAACCAACGCCCGAACCAGAAAATCCCGAATAATGACCACTTACCCGCGCATCATCCTTGTGAAACATTCAGGAAAATACGACTGGTTTGAGGTTGTGGAGGATTGTGCGTTCGGTTCGGTGCTGATTACGTCGGGATTCACGACCGATTTTGCATCTGTGCCGCAGGCGGTCTGGTGGTTGATACCTCCGCAGGGATTGGCCGCAATGCCAAGTATTGTGCATGATTATATGTACCAAGTACCTTCTTCGCACAACTTAACACGCAAACAGGTAGATATTATTTGGCTGGAATTGATGCAAAAGGCAGGAGTTCCCAAGTGGCAACGATATACGATGTACGGTTTTGTCAGGGCGTTTGGCGGCAAAGTTTGGAAGAAGTATAGAAAAATTTAACTAAAAACATGGCGGTGGTATTCCGCTTTTTACACAATGAAAACCATAGTATCTTTTATTGCAATTTTAATGCTGGCCGTTACGAGCTTTGCTCAGTCAGGCGTAACAGGAATAGGAACTCCCATTTCCGACCAAAACACCTACAAAAGCGACACAACGGCCGACGCTACCACCGACACGCAAACCCTGAAGCTGGGCGGAGCGTGGAAAAAAGTTACGGCGCACATTATCGGAAAAGAGCTTTCCGGTACGGCCAACATTACCTTTACGGTGGAAGTGTCAAACGACGGCACAAACTTTACGACGCACCCCACGGCGGACACAGTGGCTTTTGTCAATACCACATCGGGGGTGTTTCAGTCCAAAACCATTGAGGTGGATAATTACGCTTATACCCACATCAGAATCAAAGGGGTGGGAAGCGGAACGCAGTCAACGCTTTGGTATTGCCGATTGAAATGGGCGGGGCCTATCTAAAATATTTTTAATCGTTGCGTGATGCTAAGACCGTTCGGAGATTTCCGAGCGGTTTTTTTTGTGTTTTGTGAAAATAAATCAGGTCAATATTAACTATATTATTAATATTATTATTAATTTTGTGGAGTCAAAATAAGTAATTCATCAAAATCGAAGCAAAATGAACAAGTACTTTTTTACGCTGGGGCAGGCTCATTCCCATATCCTGCCTAATGGCACCAAATGGGACCGGCACGGGTTGGTGCAGGTCAATGCCAAAACAGAGAACCAGGCACGCGAGTTGATCGTGGCTAAGTTCGGTATAAAGTGGTGTACCTCTTACGCCGAGCAATCCATCAACATGGGTTTGTACACAAAAGGAGTTGTTTTTGTGTACTTCTACGAAGCCTTTGCCAAGGCGTTGCGCGGTCAGGATGTGCAGGTTAGGGAGTTTGGGTTTTAAAAGGTTGGTAGATACATGGAAAAGGACATTGTAGTTAGTTTTTCGGGCGGTAAATCTTCGGCATACCTGTGTTGGTTGATGGAAAATCACCATGACTATAAACACAGAAAAAAGCACTATGTTTTTGCCAATACAGGCAGGGAATTAGATAGCACAATTGTTTTTGCAAGAGGTTGGATGCGCGATTATTTAGAGGCTCCCCTTTATGTGATTGAGGCAAAAGTATATCCCGACGAAAGGAAGGCTACAGGCTATACCATTATAGATGACTGGAATAATATTTCAATGGACGGCGAGCCCTTTGAAGCGGTTATCAGTAAATATGGTCTGCCTTCCATTGCTTTTCCGCACTGCACCAGAGAGTTGAAAATCAACCCAATTAAAGCTTTTATTCGCGAACATTTGGGCTTGCAAAAGGATGAATATGTAGAGGCAATAGGAATGCGTTTTGACGAACCGAAAAGGGTTAAAAATGACCCAAACTATATTTATCCGCTTTATGACTTGGGAGTAACTAAGCAACACGTTAATGATTTTTTTCAGGAAGATTACCATCGTCGCGAAATCTACGGACTTCAGATTGAAGAATTTGAAGGGAACTGCGACTTCTGCTACAAAAAATCGCATTCAAAATTAATGAAAATGTTTGCCAAACATTCAAGCCGCTTTTTGTGGTGGGATGATATGCAGGAAAAATACTGGGAGCTCGACACGGAGATTTTTAGAGGCAAAAAGTTATCACGCGATTTACTTATTGAAGGGCTTGATAACAAAGATGCGGAATTGGAAAAAGACTACGATTGCGCGTGCGGAAGAGATTGGTAAAGTACAATCAACCATTTAACCATTAAAAAACATGTTAGGACTAACCGATTTTGGAAAAGAAAAAGAAGTGCCGTTCATTGAATTTGGCCACGGTTCGGTAGTGCTGGGCGCAATAAGCAACTATGGCGTTGTAAATATGATAGGATTTTATCCGGCCGAGCAAGCGGGAGCGGTCGGAGAACAACACCCCGACTTTGCAAAGGGACAGCCGGCAGACTGCCGACGTCCAGCGCTTGTCTTCTCGTTTGCTAACACAAAAGGTGTAGATGTACTTCTCAGAGATTTGAACACCATTCGTGAAAGTTTGCACAGGCAGGAAGTTAAAGGTTTGGATGAATTGGGCACGGCTGAAATTCTTAACACTTAATGTTAAACCAATATGAACGGACTTATTCAGTTACCCAATGGCGCACACGCTTTTATTGATGGTGCTCCCTCAAGTCATGTATGCAATGATGAAAAAGGGATTATCCTTTTGGAGAACGGGGAACGGTTGGAAGATACCGAAGAAAATATTCAAAAGCATTCGAATGAAATACGCGGAGGTTCGGCGGTTTGTTCGATTTGTGGCAGCGCGGCAATTGACCGTGCATTTTGGGAATTTGATTTTTAAAATAAAACCAATGAAAGAACTAATTATGAAAATTGAAAATTACTTACACCTATACATGGGTTGTGACGTGTTGGGAGTATACTCCGATCAAAGCAAAAGAAGGGGTCATTTGTCCGACGTTATCAATGGTGGATTTGAATGTGGAGTGCAGTTTTTTTTGGAGGACGGCACCCATCTTGAAGAAAGTCCAACTTGGAATGATGCGAAAGATGTAAAGCTCATCCTTCGCCCATTAAGCGATATGTCACAAGATGAAATGAAGGAGGCGTATTTTCTTGTTTTCAATAAAAAATTTATCGGCAACAACATTACCCATAGAGATATTGGCAAAAAAGAAGAAAGATGGGTGCTATGGAGCGGCGTCGAAAGGCTTTTTATTTATCGTGATGGCGATGTAGGTGCAGATTCTGACTTGCAACATTACCATGTCCATGCGCCAACTGTTGTTAAGTGGCAGTTATCTAAAAACTTTGATGTTTTTGGACTGATTAAGGCAGGGCTTGCAGTAGACAAAACAACCCTACAACGGCACGAACCTTTGCCGGTCTCTTTAAAGGTCAAGCCACCCAAAAGCACCAATAGTGCAGATTTGGAAAACGAAAGGGATAACGGATGGAACCATGACAGATTTGACCATATAAATTCGTAAAGCAATGAAAGAGCTAATTAAAAAAATCGCAAAAGCCCTCGCTGATTTTCATCAACATTCTCAAACCTTCGGCAGGGACGAAAGGCTGGCCGTTGTTCAAAGCATGGACGAACCGACCCGTATTTTGATACAGGCAGGTGCTACTCAAAAACAAATCAATGAAGTAAGGGAGAAGTTGCGCCAAACACCAATGGACTACCTGCACTTTGCAAAAATGTGTGTCCTTTGTGATCTTGATATTGAAAAAGCGCTTGAAAGGTCATTATGGAAAAGGGATAGGGAGGACTTGGACTTCATTGATAAATGTTATCGAATCCGAATCAAAAGCGCCGGCTCATTGGCAATGTCGGCTCAGCCTAAAATGTTCCTGATTCTGTTTTTGCTTTCTTTCGGAGCAATGGCCCAGTCAATCAAAAAGAAACCTTCCACCAAGCAAATCCAAACAAACAAAATGAGCATTGAACAAAAATTACGCGAAGTCATTGAAATGGCAAAAGTTGAGGGCGACGAGTCCACCCGAATCATACTCCATGCTTTATTAGGCGCTAAAGCAAGCAGGATGGATATGGCCTATGCGGCCCATTCGCAAAAGTTTGTAAAAGAAGTGCTGTTGCCCGATGCGGAACGAAAAAAAGAAGCGCAGAAAAAGTAATTGTTTCACTTTTGTTACACCATTAAAGCAAAAACCCCGTGTAAATACCTGATTTACACGGGGTTTTGATTGTAATAAGCAGAGAGAGAGGTTCTCGAACTTTGATACTATCCGAAACACTCAATGTTGCAAAGTAACTGTATAGATGCTTTTTACGAAAAACCTGAAACGCTCAATGTTTCACTGTGTTGCGTAATTGTTTCACTCATGTTTCACTACTCAAATATATCGTTAATTTCATCCACTGCATTTTGGTCAAAGGATTTCAGGTATTTTTCGGTGGTGGACAATCGGGCGTGACCCAGCGCTTTGGAAATGGTATAGGTATTGGCACCTTTTACCCGGGCCGCATCGGCAAAGGTATGACGGGCAATGTGGCAGGTCAAATTCTTCTCCCAGCCCAGCCTTTCCTTTATTTTGCCAAGTCCCTTGTTTACGATGGATGTCTTGGCTGATTTTGTATCTTTGTAAGTTCTTTCGTCGTTGTAGTTTTTCCCCAGCTCCACAAAAGGAAATAAAAAGTCATTCGGGCCTTTGTTTTCGGCGTATTTCTCCACGATCAAACGGGCTTTTTCCGTGAGCTTCACATTACGCCGCGAGTCGGTTTTGTGCATTTGGTATCTGCAACGCCACGCCTCGGGCTCTTTGTGAATGTTGCTGACCCTTAAAAACAACGCATCACCAATGCGCATCCCGTGGGTGTAATACATAAAAAGAAAAATGTCGCGGGCGTGACAAACGCGGTAGGTTGGGTCCAGCGGCATATCCTCCAATTGCTTAACTTCTTCCGGGCTTAGTTTTTCGCGCTCCGTTTCTTCAAAAGAAAATTTATAATCCTGAAACGGGTTGTTAAGAGGACTCAGCAGCTTGTCTTTTATTGCCGCACCGACGATGGTCTTGACAAACCCCAATTGTTTGCTTACCGTGTTTTTTGAATTGGGGATTTGAATCATGTAAGTCTCAAAGCTTTTCAGCCACGCCAGGGTAAGTTCCCGAAAGGTTAAATCGCTTTTCCCTTTCTCCTGCAACTGCTTGATGATTTTATTCAGCGGTACGCCGTAGTTTTCCGCCGTTTCCAGCGAATTCTTTATGCCCACATACTCCAGTTGCTTTCGGTAATAAGCAATGAAAGACTGGTCGTTGCCATTGAGCAATGCGTGCTCCACTGCTTCAAGGGTAGGTTCGGTCTCTTTGGATAACTCAGAAACCGCATTGATAATTGCCTCACATTTTTCCCGAATTCGATTGTTATAGGCCAATTGCTGCGGATGGCCGGCGCGTATCCAATTCGCCTTATCCAAGGTAGCTTTGGGGTTCAGGTCTTTTTTTGCAATGGCGAAGCCCAAGCTGATACGTTTGTGTCGGCGGTCGGCGGTAATGCGCAAACGTACCGGAAACTGCCCGTCCCGATTCGGGGCCGAAGCAAGTTCAACACGAAAGGTAACCATTAAAACTTCACGTTAAGGCCCAGTGCAATATGCCACAAATGCTGAATATCCTCTCCCAAAACGCGAAGTACGGCACCTTTTCCCCGCTGAAGCGTAATAAATCCTTTGTCCAGCAAATCATTGGACATTACTTCACCAATGGCTACCATGTCGGCGTAGTGGATGGCGGTCAAACCTGTATGGTATTTGTATTTGGCAGACGGCACGGCAATGGCCAGCAATTCGGAGTCTTTTTTAAAAACGGGCTCCATAAAATCAGTATCTACCTTGATAACAACCGCGTCTTTGAGGTCATACTCGGTTTTTTGGACAATTTCATAACGCGGGCATTTGGATAAGTCTGTGAGGTTGCGAACGCTGTCGGAAATCAAGGGCAGCGAGTCGGGTGTACCGGAAGACGCTCCGTACAGCACCGGGTCTTCGTTGACAGTCAGGAATTTGTTAATTTTTTCAGCTACATCGGGGCGAAACTGCTCGGAAGATTTGTATATGCTTACCATCGGGGGGCTTACACCCAGTATTTTGGCAACGTCAATGTTCTTTATGTTGTGTTTGCGCATGTACTCTTCCAGTTGCCTTCCCTGGTGAACGCTTTTTTTGCTCACCTCCAACTCCTGCTGAAGCATATCGTAATCTTCGGGCAGAGCTGTGTCGGGTACATTCAGGCTTCCAAGTATTTTAATCCACATTTTATCGGTCACCTCCCTGCGGTCGCCCACGAGTTGGCTTACCTGCGATTGTTGAAGACCGGTAAGGTCCGCGAATTTCTTCTGGTTTCCTCCCGCGAATTCACGCAGGAAGCGGCGCAATTTGATTTTTCTAAGCATTTCACTTTCATTTAAGTAAGGCATGGTGCAAATAATTTATTATTAATGTTGTAACTCTATTAATATTATTATTAATTTTGTGTTCAAAGGTATTATATAGTTAATACTTGTATTAATAATATGCAAGCGTTTTTATTGAACGGTAAAAAACGCGATACAAAAGGCAAAAACTATGGGTAAGACACGCGCAGTTAATTCGGAGATACAAAAGGATGAAGAATCCTTTAAAAAAATTAAATCGGAAATCACAAAGCTTGGTTATCAGGCAGTTGCGGAGGCGGGTGGTTTAAAAGCCTACCAAACGGTATGGGTCTTTTGCAAGGGTGAGCCAGTATCGGAAAGCTCCGAAATAAAAATTCTGAACGGAGTTAAAAAATTGATCGAAGGCGACCAATCCAACCGGGAGAGCGTCATCAATATTATTAATGTTCATCTTCAACAAATTAACCCTTAAAAATCATGCAGGTAGCTCCGCTTGAAAAAGTAAATGCGCTTGAGCTTCGGATTAAGGCACTGGAAGACATGCTTAATCAGATTATGTCCGCCAAGGTGAGCGTGGAATGGGTGGGAATGGAAACGGCGGAGGTAATACTAAATGTCTCACGCACAACAATTTGGCGCTTAATTAAGCGCAATGAATTAGCTGTATTAAAGACCGGCAGAAAAATACAGGTAGGACTGAATTCAATTCGCGCCTATCTTCTCAAAAACAAATACGAGCCTTTGGTGGTAGAGGCTCGCATCAACAGTTTGTTGGCCGCTTGAAAAAATATTAATAATATATTTTGCTTATTATTAATAATAGTATTAATATTGTATCACAAAGACGGGGTAGCCGTTCAAAATGATTCAAAAATGAAACCAACAACCAAACTTCAAAAAGCCCTTTCAGCCGGGCAAACTGTTTTGATTGAATTTGTTAAAAAAGACAGTTCAGTCCGTCGCGCCAGAGTGACGACCAACCTTTCAAATATTCCTGCCGAAAAGCACCCTAAAGGCGGAAAATCAAGCAAAAAGACCATCTGTTTTTTTGATCTCAAAAAAGGAGACTGGATTTCGTGCTGTGCAGAACGTTTGACGATGGTTAAACCCGAGCGCACCGAAACACCCGCGCAAATTCGTCGCAAACAACAGCACAAAGAACGCTGGGCGCTGGTTCAAAGAATCATTGCCGATTATCACTTCACGATTGGACAGGCATTGTCTATCGCTTCCGGCAAAACCGTTGACCGCTGCAATCTTCAAAATATGTCTCTATGAGACTCATAAGTACGCTAACGATTTCGGCGGCAATATGGGGGTTTCATTCCCTGTATGCCGCCGCCATAACGGCCCTGCTTTGTTTTTTGATTCACCTTAAAAAGAAAAAATACGCATGAAGGCACTGATTGTTTTAGGAGCGGCTTCTTTTTTGTTCACAGCGGGCTCTGCCACTTTGGCCGCAGCTATCGCAACGATAGGCGGATTGCTTTACATCGTTTACGACCAAGAGGGGCCAAAAACCCAAGGGTCGGGATGCTGGGCGGTCATGGTAATGGTTTTACTGTTTGGATTGGTCGCACTTTTATTTTTTATCAAATGAGCTTTGATAACTACACCGAATGGGACACACCGCCGCAGTACGGTGACCCTTCTTTGATGCCAAGCAAAGCGTTTTGGCGTCACTTCTTTGCCGGGCTTTGCTTTGTCCTTGCCTTTTGCCTTGCCATTTATCTTTTAACTTAAATCTATATTTTATCATGTCTGAGTCTAATGAATTGGTCGTAACGACCGAAGAAGCAAACGAATTGCGCCCACGCGCTACGCTTTCCATTCCTACCGTCGATTTAATGACGATGAAAGAAATGCCCGATTTGGACGGGGCACAGGTATTGCCGCTTGACTTATCGAGCGAGTATTGGACGCCCTTAAATGCGGGAGAAGCAAAACGCCTGATTTTCGTCAAAATAGAAGACACGCAGGTGCAGGACATTAACGACGCATCGGTGGTACTGAATCTACCCTGTGCGTTTTTCCTTGAAAAGTCTTCTGACGGCGTGAAGCAAATCCGCAACGGCTCCAAACGCCTGATTGCGGCGCTGGAAAATCTTACACCGGGTACGCCTTTGCAAATTACTTATCGCGGGAAAATAGGCAACAAAACCAATGCTTTTAAAAGCGACAATTGGTCAGTTAAACCTTTAATGCTTCAGGTGCAAAGTGCTTAGCGTTGATGAAATGTTGAGCGCATTGGGAAATGCGACAGTAGAAGAGCGGGAAATCAACCCGCTCTCTTACAATCCCGACGACTACGCCACTATTCAAGACGTGGTCAGTCACATCCTGCACCGCAAAAAAACGCTGGAAGTTAAAGAGTTGCTTCCTCAGCTGTCACTTTACGGCACGGTGATTCAGGATGAAATGACCAAGTACCTGACCGCTCCGGCCAACAGTGCCAGCGCTTTGAAGCAGATATTGAAAACGCCGTTACACTACTGGTGTTACCTGCACGAGAAAATCCCTGTGGCTTCTAAAAAAGCCTTTGAATTCGGCACGTTTTGCCACATGGCGTTTTTGGAGCCCGATTTGTTTGATGCCTTGATCGTGGAGCCCAATTACAGTATGGCCACCACGGAAGGTGTGAAGAAATCCATTGAGTTTTGGGAAAAGACCCTGAAAGACGTAATGAAGAAAAAAGGTAAAAAACACCTTTTGAAAAACGCCAAAGATGCCTTGAAGCGCTCGGGGCTGAACGTCGCAAAACAGGACGGCTTGAAGCGGTACCGCGAGGAGCTGGTGAAGCGATGCGGGAAAATCACCGTTGACGAAGTATCGAAGCGAAAGATCGAGTTGGTGCGCAGACACTATTACACCTACGGCGGAGGGATTCTTCCTGCAATAATGAAAGGCTCGGCGAACGAAGTAAGCTTTTACGGTCACGATCCGGAAACGGGACTACCCGTTAAGATTCGCCCCGATGGACTGCAACTGGAAGAAAATATCGGATGCAACGCTATTATTTCCTTCAAGACCACCAGCGCCGAAACGGTGGAGAAATTTGCCTACGATGCGGCCAAATTCCAGTACCACATGGCCGAAGGAATGTACTTGGAGGTTGCTTCTCAAATCACGGGGCGGCATTTCAATGCGGTTATCTGTGTGATGTTGCAAACCGTTGAGCCGTTTTTACCTGCGGTATTTATGTACTCCGCCGATGATTTGCACGTGGGGAAATACCGATACCGTTCGGCTATTGTCGATGTAAAGAAATGCCTGGACTCCAAGTTATTCCCCGGCTTTGACGCCCGTGCCGAATTCGGGCATCGCGGTATCATTGAATTAACGCTTCCCGAATGGACCAAAAAGGAAATTGCACCCATTGACCTTGAAAATTAACACAGGGACATAAATGTCCTTATCAAAAACCTAAACATGCAAAATCACACTATCCCTACCAATAAATCCGTACTTCCGCCATTGTCGGAAGTGATACGAAAAGGCAATACGGTACGCGTTTATGTCAACGAACGCCCCAATGCCACCACAACAGCTTACACGGCAGGACTTGCCACGGGTGACTTTACCAAGGACGGAAGGCCCGTTCTTGAGCCTATCCCTCCAACGATTCATTCGCGTTACGATTTCTATTTGGCCGATACGAAGGTTTCTTTTTTGAGACTGCCCTCGGATAAAAACGTGATTTCAAGAAGGGTGAATCGGGCGGGAGGAATACCGGAGGTGGATATGGGTAAAATGAGAACGAAGCTATAAAAACGCCAAAACCAAACAATTGACCCTATCTAAATGACCACTATCCTAACCATCCCCGGGCGCGTTCATGGGCTAAACGGCAAAGAAGGTTTGATAAACCTGCATTATCGTGACCGCGCCCGATTAAAAGAAACGTGGACGTGGTTGTTTTTGAGTCAGGCCAAAGGAAACAGACACCTCGGAAAAGTTAAGGTGATTATTACCCGCTACGGAATCAAGATTATGGAAGACTTTGATAATCTGGCCTGCACGATGAAGATTCCGATGGACGCTGTTAAAAACGCCCACATCATCAAAGATGACAAAATGCGAATTATAGGCATTCCCGAATTCAGGCAGGTGCGGGTTGCAAGTGAATCGCTTGAAAAATATGTGATTGAAATAACTGATGTAGTTGAACCTTAAAAATAAATTATTTTATGCCAAAGCAAAACTTAACATTCAGCCAAGCGCTGGAAGCCTTCAAAGATGAGCAGGGAATTCGTCGCCCGCACTGGGCTGAGGGTGTGCATCTGAAACTTAAAAAGGGCAGTTATCCCATTGGTGCAGATGCGGTCGAAACCATTCACGGCATTCATCCGAAACATTTTGAGTTCGGTACCGACGAAGAAGGAATTAAACTTCCGTATGCACAGCGGATTCATCCCGATAAAGGGCCAAGTTCCGCTCAAAGTTTTCTTTCTGTCTCCAATCTTTTAGCCCAAGACTGGGAAATTATTTAATCAATTCAATCAAACCTTTTTACTAATTACAATCATGCAAAATCAAGACATACAGGAAGAAGTTGTTCAGTTTACGTTTCCCGAAAAAACCGAACGCGTGGAGTACAAACACGTATTCGATGATAAAGAGTTGATCAACTTAGGTGCGGAGCTGAACACCCAACGCAAGGACAAAAACCAGATGGAACTGGACAAAAAGTCCGCCATGTCCACTTGGAAAAGTCGCATTGAAGCCAAAGAGGCAGAAATGAACATTACAGGCAACTACCTGAACGATGGGTATAAATTTGAACAGGTGGAAGCCATCAAAAAAATCAACGGCAATACACTGGAATTTGAATACTATCATCCCGAAAACTCTGACCTGATTGAAACGCGCAAAATGTCCCAAAAAGAAATCAGAGAGTTTTTCCCGCGTCGCAAAAACATGGAAAAGAAGATTTTTGAGTATTACAATCCTCTCACCAACATTGTGGTGGATACCCGTCCGATGAGTGCCGAAGAATTGCAGTTGACGCTGGAGGATGAGAAAGCAGCCAATGAGTTGGAAAGGACGGCTGAAGATGCGGGAGTGCCATCGGAGCTGGATGATATTTTCGGCGATGAAGCTGATTTTGACGGGGGAGAACTGAAGCCGAAACGTAAAAAGAAATAGTGCTACCCTTTACCCTACCGCCCCGCTGTAATGGCGGGGTTATTTTTCAATTTCTAATCTAACCAAAATGAACGCAATCGCTCCCGACCGAATCAAAATTGAGAGTGCTGATATTTTCCTTGAAGATATGGGGAATGGTCAGGGTAAAATCACAATCAGTGATTACGGACATAACTATTCAATGTATTGGGGTGCAATGGGTATGCCATTACGAAGCTTTCTTTGCCAAATCAATGTAGATTATTTTGCAAATAAATTACTTGGTTCGGCAAGCTGTACTGAAGTAGATGTAAAAAGAACATTTTCGGCCATTCGCAAACATATCAGAGAGGCTATTTTGCCATGGTATAAGAATTTGGATTTTCAGGCAGATATGCGGGAAAAGCTGAATAGCTTTCAAAACGAATGCGCGGAATGCCCATCAGAACACTTTTTTGTTGATAACTTCTATTCGTTTATTAAACGCCTTGATTACTACCTGATTGACGATTATAGTTACGACAAAGAGTTTGTTGAAGAAGAATTCAAGTCTATCAGTGAGCCTTGGGGTTTTATTGTGACCAAGAAAAACAGAGAATGCCTATGGTTAGAGGCATTACACGCTAAACTCAAAAAAGCATTATGAATCTACTTCCTCCCATCACATTCGACCAGTTGCCGGATGCCAACAAGGTCAATTTATTGCTTCGCTACTGTGCTACACTGTCAGAAAGGCTGGATATGCTTACCGAGCAAACCAAAGAATTTGAAAAAAGAAAGTGTCGCGAAATTGAAATACTGAAAGCGGAAGTTAAACACGGGCAAATTGAGCTAAAACGCACGTTGGCCGAAAACGACCGATTGTTTCAGGCCCAAAAAGAACAGGTGAGCAGCAGTCGGAAAATGCGGAATTTATGCGGCATCTTTTGTAAGCATCACGGACTTTCTATTGAACTGGGGCGATTCATAGGTTTTGCCATGGCGGGAAATAAGCCAACTGACTTTTTTAAGGATGGAAGCACTGCCTGATGACGTGAGCCGGTGCAACAACCGGTCTTGCCCGCACAAAGAGAGGTGTATGCGGTTTGTAAATGTTCCGGAGTCAACCAAAAGTATTGAAAGGTTAGAACTTAGAATAACCGGCGAAGCCCCTCCCAATCTGATTCCCGTGCATTACTCTCACCAGCCCGTCTCCCGTTTTGAGCCAAACGAAAAAGGGGAATGTCAGCACAAAATTGAATTTCGTTTGGTAAGTTTTATTGTGTAACCAAAAATAAAGATGACAACTATTTTAATCATAGATTTATTTTGTGGAGCCGGAGGCGTGCCCGAAGGGTTTGAACAGGCATCTGTACCAGGTGTTGAATTTCGGGTACTGGCAGGGGTTAATCACGATGCCAAAGCCATTGAAAGCCACGCGGCCAACCATCCCGACACGCATCATTTTACGGAAGACATTCGGGATATGGCCGTAGTGAAGAAAGTAGCCGAATTGGCAAAGGTAGAACGGGAGAAATTGCAACGTATAGGGCGTAGAGTGTTGGTGGTGCTTCATGCGAGTTTGGAATGTACCAACTTCAGTAACGCCAAGGGTGGTAAGCCTCGGGACGGAGACAGCCGCAGTTTGGCGGAGTTTATGCCGATGTATATTAAGGCGTTGAGCCCTGATTATTTTACGGTTGAAAACGTACGGGAATTTATGTCGTGGGGGCCGCTGGACGACAAAGGGAAGCCTATTAGCCGACAAAAAGGGCGGGAGTACGTGCGCTGGACGCGGGACATTGAGGAGTTGGGCTATTGTTATTCGCATCGGCTATTGAACGCAGCGGATTACGGGGCTTATACATCGAGGCTTAGGTACTATGCTATGTTTTCCAAAAATGGAATGCCTGTGGCATGGCCTGAGCCGACACACGCAAAAACCCCGAAAGCCTCTACGATGTATAACGAGAAGTTGAAAAAATGGATGCCGGTACGGGAGGTTTTGGACCTTTCGGAGAAAGGGGAATCTATTTTTACCCGAAAAATACCGTTGGTTGAAAAGACGCTGAAGCGGATTTTTGCGGGCCTGATAAAGCACGTGGTGAAGGGGGATAAGGAGTTTTTGCAGAAACATTATTCAGGAGATCCGGAAGGCAAGTGTGTTGCATTGGACGTGCCTGCGGGTGCCATGACCACGACGGATAGTCATTCGTTGGCAAGTGTGGAGCCGTTTTTAAGCAGTCAGTTTTCGGGCAATGATGATTGTCGGGTTATGGCTATTGACAATCCAGCCTCTACGATTACAACACAAAGTAAAATGTCGCTTGTAACGCCCGAACCGTTTGTGATGACGTATTATTCAGGAAGCAATGACAATCGTTTGAGAGGAATGGACGAACCGTGTTTGACGGTGACGACTGAGAACCGCCACGCGATTGTAAGCCCTGAGTTTTTGTTAAAATACAACGGCACCGAAAAAGAGGCGCACAGTACCGATGTTCCCTGCGGAGCATTGTCCACCAAAGATAGGTTTAGCTTGGTAAGCTCCAGTTATTTGATGACCAATCAGCACAGCAACTTACCGAAATCATTGGATGAACCCGCTCCTACTCTACTCACGGGCAACCGTGTGACGGACCACCATCATTATTTGGTGACGACTAATCACGGAGGCGCAACGCACAGCTTAGAAGTGCCCAGCCCAGTTATTATTGCCCGTCAGGACAAAGCGCCTATTGGTATGGTTACGCTGGCCACGGGTTCGCCTTATTGGGAAATTAATTCCACCGACAGCGAGGCCATGGTAAAAATCAAGCAGTTTATGCGGGCGGCGGGCATTGCGGATATTTATATGCGGATGCTGATGGTAAAGGAGCTTTTGCTTATTCAGGGGTTTCCAGCCGGTTATGTCTTGAAAGGTACGCAGACCGACCAAAAGAAATTTATCGGAAACAGTGTGGTACCAAGGCAAATGAAAGTATGGGCCGAGGCGTTGGGGCGGGTATGTGTCCGAAGTGCGGGTTTGGAACGAGAGTGACAAGCAAGCGATGGGTTAAATGTAAAAATTGCGGGGAGAGGGTGGGAAGGTGTGGCGGGTAACGTTTTCGGGCTTGGCGAAGTGGCTTTTGTGCGTTGGCTTGTGTGTCGGAAAGCCATTTTGCCAAACCCGTGTTAGTGGCTGCCGTTTTCTCACGATAAAACTTCTGGGCGGAGTTATAAAACCCACAAAAAAACAATATGAGTGTATCAGTAGAAATGCCAAAGTACAGAAGCCATAAAGAAGTATGGGCTTTAAAAATTAAATCCATTGTAAGAGATGGAGAAGGTGAAAATCGTGAAAGCGATGGAAGTGCAATTATTACTCCCGAAGAAGAAGGTTATGCACCTTTTAGAGTTGAAGTAGATTATTTACATAAGCACAAACCACAAGTAGGTGGCTATTATGTAGTTTACAAAGATGGCTACAAATCATTTTCACCTGCCGAAGCGTTTGAAGAAGGCAATACAAGGATTTAATTTTTTGTGGTTCGTAGGATGCTCGGTGTCGGGTGTCCTACGGTTGCCACTAACGGTATCAGTATTTGCGTAGTAATTTAAAACCTTAACGAGAATTTAATATGGAAACAAAAATTAATAATTGGGTAGAACAAGCAAAGTTTTTTGGTCTTGATTATGCCACAGCAAAAGCCACAGTAGGAGCGTATGAATTTGATATACGTTACGATTGTGATGGTATTTATGATAAAGGAAGTAAAAGTATTAGAGATGATATAAAGCCAAATAATTGTGGACTTACTTTAATGATACGATACAAAAACAGGGTAATGTATAGTGGCTTTGGCGACACAGTAGATGAATTAAAAAACTTTGCTGAGAAATGGTTACGCTCAGAGGTTTTAAATTATTATCGCAAATACTGTGTTATGTTTAGCGAAGCGGAGTTGCGAGGAACGAGCAATTAAACATAACGTTTTGCAGATTGCCGAAGGTGGCGAATTAGAAGTACAAATTTTGAACATAGCACAAATGAAAATTAGAAGCACTACACTTGATTTTAGCACTACATCGCCACTTTTGGCAATGTGCTGTTATGTGTCTGTTTTCTTTTTCATTTTTTGTGCGTGGGCAATTAAATCATTAAATCATTGATGGCACGAATAGGAATATATCAAGTTGATGGAACGGAATATCAAGGCGTTCAATTTCCAAACATAGCACTAATGAAGATTAGTGGGTATCACAAATCTATTGGCGATGATGTAAGTTGGTATGAGGGAATTTTATTTGCAAATCAATACGATAAAATTTATGCAAGTAAAATATTTAAGTTTTCAGAAATGCCACAAATACCCGATAATATGGTGATTGGCGGAACTGGAATAGATTTCTATAATAAACTACCTGCTGAAATTGAAGCTGCTACAATGGATTGGGAAATATACCCAAACACTCCTTTTCATTATGGATTTTCAATGAAAGGATGTCGTTTTAGCTGTTCATTCTGTTGTGTGCCAACAAAGGAGGGAAAGCCAAAGAATTATAACACTATTGACGAGCTACTTACCAACCCATCAGGCGGTAAAAATTTGATGTTGTTAGATAATGATTTTTTTGGTGGCACAAATTGGCAGTCTAATTTAGAAAGGATTGCAGAGTTAAAATTAAAAGTGTGTTTTGTTCAAGGTTTAAATATTCGCATACTTTCAGATAGACAAGCCGAATTATTAGCAAAAGTTAATTACTCAAACTCTAAATTCAATAAGAAGTATTTAACTTTTGCTTGGGATCAGTTCAAAGATGAAAGAGTAATAATAAGAGGAATTGAACGATGTAACAAATGGGGAATACCTTGTCAAAATATGCAATTCTTTGTCTTAATTGGCTATGATACAACTCCAGAACAAGACTATTACAGAGTTGAATTTTTAAGGGAATTAGGATGCAAACCTTTTGTGATGCCTTACAATAAGTCAGACAAGTATCAAAAATCATACACAAGATATGTAAACAATAGGATAATCTTCAATTCGTGTAGTTGGGAAGATTACGAATATAACCCGAATAGAAAATCATTAAATCATTTTTTGGGAGGGTAAAAAAAATGAAAAATAAAATTGCACATAACGAGTGGATTGACGAAACTTAAATATGGGGAAATGACCACAATATCAATTACTTACACCCTTAAATACGAGATAGATTTTGCGCCTTATTACAAATTCACAACTTGTAAAAAGTGCTTTAATTGTAAGACTGGACGCGAAATAAAGAAAGTATATCAAAAGGGGAGTATAGGCTATTGTATTGCTGGAAAGTTTTACTCTTTAAAGTTTTTAAGGCCGCATTTAATCAAAATCAAAAATGAATATTGCCCTTTTTAAAGAAGCATTGAATCTTACAAATATTAAAAAATCATGTTTTACAAACTTCATTACTTTAAAAAGTCAGAGGACATTTGTGCGGATGACTTAAAAAATGAAATTCTAATTGATACGATAAATTTATCGTTAGTTTCTTCACTGTCTGATCTTCGGCAGTTTCGTTTGCCATTTACTGGGCAGTATAGGGGGAAATATGCCCTACTAACAATGAACAATGGTGATTGATGAGGGCTCATTTGCGGATGTATCAAATGCGATTAGTCAACATGGGTTTCCAGAAACGTTTGCTTCAACAAAATTTTACACATCTCAACCAACAAAACGATGAACGTTAACGAATTTTTAGAAAGTAAAAATATTCAAGACCATGTGGTTTCTATTGACGATTTGGCGCAATACATGGAAGAATACGCCACGCTGAAAGCTGATGAACTATTGTCAAGCGCGGTACTGAAAATCGACAAAGTAATAAAGAAGTACGAGGACGATATTCAATACAGCTTTTCGGGAGAATATCACACCAAAATCAGAAACCTGATTTCCCATTTCCAACAGGAAACAGCCAAAGCGATTTCTACCAAAAAAGCACTGATAGAGGATTGTATGGTGTATTTCCGTTCGGTGGTGATGTTGGTTGAATCGGTAGGGATGGCGGAAACTCACGCAGAAAAAAGCGCCCGTTTGCGTGGGTTGGTGCAACTGCTTGAAAGCGCGATTGTGAAGCTTCGTAACAGTCAGGGCGAGGAGTTGATGCACAATTGGCAGTATTTCGATTTCAATATTTCAGACTATCCCTACCGTGCCGTTTTGAGAAATCTTCAGCGGGAAAATCAGGAAATGAAACGAAGACTGGGAGAGGATGTAGGCAAGGAATTGGAGGAGGATTTTTAAGATGAACACAATAATCATTGTCAAGGTACGTGAGCGCATCATAAATCTAAGTTATTCCGAAGCAAAACAGTTGCTCCGCAAATTGGATTCGGCCATTCGCGATACTGATGAATACAAGCAGGAAGTCAAGGAGACGCAACAGTATTTGGATGAATTTGAAAAATCAAATCGGCAATTTCCTGATGAATTGTTTAATACTAACTTTAAAACAACCAGATGCGATGAACACAAATAAAAGTGCGAAAGTATCAGATACTGATATACTCGAAAATGCAAAGTCTTTGAATCAAAAGCCCATACCTACCCCTAAATTCAATTCTTTTGAAGATGCGGTAGATTGGGCTACTATGTATTTGGGCTTTAAAAGCGAAACTTATTTAGCAGTTTCAGAAAAACTTCCTGTTAAACTTGATTTTGGCTTTCGCTCAATAAAGACCTTTGACGGAGCTATTTTATTGGGCGAAGGGCATGAGGTAAATCAATACGATAGTGGATATAATTACACCCCTATCAAAGATGAAGTTGTTAATCTTTCCGATATTGATTACAACCTTAACGGAGGTAAATACTTTCAAATTTCCGAAAATATTTCACAAACAAGCGAAAGGGGTAATTTACTATTAAAAAGCAGAGTTTTAGAGCCCACTGAACTAAAGGGAACGCCTCATGTCGGAAAAAAGGTTTTAGAACTTTCTTATTCAAAGCTTCTAGAAAATGAAACTTGGTTTAATGTCAGGCTTTATTTTTGGGTATTGCCTGGTAAAAAAGGCGAATTCGATAAATTCTGTATTTTACCTTCTTTAAATACACCTAAAAGGGTTTTCGGGGGAATTGATTTAAATGACGATTATATACCAGTAATGTCTCAGCAAATCAAAATGCAATTTGCTAACTATTACCAATGGTTTGTTTACTTTAAAGAGGCCAACTCTATCGGTTTTCGTATTCCTATTGCTCCAGAAAGTTGTAAAGAAATATTTGAAATTAGAGACGTTTCGGAGGCGGGAAGGCGTAAAGCTATGTTACACTGGGTTTCAAAGCATTATAGAAGTATAAAAGTTAGTGAGTATTCCGACGAATACAGGCAAACCATAGTAAAAAAACATTTAAGGGGAGAGACGAAATTTAATTGGAAAGGTTTTGAGGCGCACTTGATACCCTCAAAATACGACATTGCGAAAGTAGGCTCAAAAAAACAATTTTTTTCAGTAGGCAACTAACTTTTACAATTAACTAATCAAACCTCTATGAAGCAACTAATCCAAAAACTAACCGATTACACCCGCGTTAACGGCGGGCATGAAAAGCGGCATTACTTAGGACTGAGCCAATTGAGCCGAAGCGAAGAAGAACTCGTGCAGGACATGATAAACGGCTCCAAAGAAGCTTCTGATGCCGATGTGTTAAAGTTTGCTTTGGGGTATGTGGTTGAAGAAGATATTCGCAAACGTTTGGAAGGTATCGGACTGGCCATGCCCAATACGAGCTTTGAAATTTATGCCGACTACGACCAACGCGTGAAAGGTCACATCGACGGCATGACCAACAAAGGAAACCAAATCTACGAAATCAAATCCTGTGTGCAGGCTCAACTGGATTTTATCCGCAATAACGGCGATAAACTACCTAAGCGGCATTTTAATCAGGTGCAGGCCTATATGCACCACGGACGCTTTAAAAGTTGTTTGATGGTGTATGTGGCGCGGGACACGGGCGAAATTTGGACAAAAGAGGTGTTTTACCTTCCTGTGGTGGGTGCGAGTATTGAGCAAAAGGCAAAGTCTGTGCTGAAAATGTACGATGATGCTTTGTTGAAAAATAAATATTAATAATAATGTTAATTTGTATTATTAATATTTATATATTTGTAGCATACAATGAGTGTTTGAGAGGTAGGAGACTCAGACACGCATTGGAATCGGCTTAGTTGCCTTTTTGCCCGTACACAGCTCCTACCTGTTGCGGGCTTTTTTTATAACTATGAGATGACAAAAGTTGAAAGATATAAATGCGACCATTGTCCCAAAGTACTTACCAAGTCTTCGATGGTTCGGCATGAGCCCAAGTGTTTTAAGAATCCCAAAAGTCGTTCGTGCATTACCTGTGCGCATTTTGACAACGATATTGAAAACAGGCGTTGTTTGAAAACATACAAAAGGTTGCCGGCCGGCAAGTTACAGACCAACTGCCCGCTATACCTTCATGAAAGCTATCTTCTTCCTCCCACAACCCAAACCGAAGATAGCCTATGAGCCCAAACTATATTGATATAGTCAATTGGTTTTGGGAGGAGGTTCCCGAAATGGAAGGCTATAAAGCCGAATATGCGACGCTGTTTTTTGCATTGTTGGATTCCATCAATCGGAACAATTGGCGCGAGACAGAAGTAGAATTTGACCGCATTGTTTATAAGACAAGGCTGGATAAACGCATGTACCTAAAAGCCCGTCGATGGCTGGATGATAATGGTATTTTATTGGTGATTGAAGGTCGTGGAGAATATGCAAAAGCACGCTTTGCGGTGCATAGTGTGTTACTTGGTGCGGTGCAAAAATGTACCGCAAAGCGTACCGCAAAGCGTACCGCATCTGCACCGCATACTGCACCGCACGATGTACCGCCCATATATAATAAACAATTAAAACCTTTAAGACAAGTAAACAATGAAGACAGAAAGGAAAAAAAAAGTCTGTCACCATCCGTCGAAAATGATGATTTACCGTCTTGGGTAATTGAAGAAAGAAAGGAGTTGGAAGCGGCGGTAGAAGAAATGCAAAAAGAATCCCTCCCCGTTCCGGCCACCCCTCCCTTTGAAGATTCAAAAATCACCTATACGAATTTGCATGAAGTTTTATTGAAGGATCAACTGTTTGTCGATTTGGCAAAATACAAATTGAAGATTCGGACCAAGGAAGAGTTTGTGGACATGGTTTTGGACTACGCTATGTATTTCCACGGAGTGGGCAGACCGATTGAGCCGGATTATCAAAAATTAAAAAGTCACATCCTTTACAACGCGATTAATAAACCAAAAGATCCAGCCCCGAAAAATGGCAACTACCCAACTAATCGAAACAGCAAAACGGGCAATTCCACTGCTACACTTCCGGGAAGAGACGAAAATGACTACCGATGAGCTGACTGATGCGGAAATTGAGGAATTGGAGGCTAAAGCCTACCGATACTACAACCTTTTGCTCGAAAATGAAAAAGCTACTCGGAAAGAAAGTGGGGTGCCGGAAGAATTGACCGAAGAAGAGATTGAAAACTTTCAGGCAAGGGCTCAAAAGTTTTTTAATAAACTGCAAATCGATGCGGTTCGGGAAAAAAGAAGAAAGCAGAGTGCGGTCAAAATCAATACCTATCTGCAAGCCATCGCCCAACCCGAAGCGGCGCAGAACTTGACGGCCGAACAATATTGGCAATTGGTCATTCCTCGTCTGAATGCAATCGTGGCGGAAAAGAACCCGGGCAAAAGTTACCGATTAACCAACGATACGCGGTTTGTGCTGGAGATGCTGTGCTGCTACTTTGCGCAGGATAAAGATTTTCTTTGGTATTGCAACCAGCGCATTGACGGACGCCCTGTTTTGATTACCGGCACGCCGAGTTTGGAAAAAGGTTTGGGGCTGTTTGGTCCCACGGGCGTTGGAAAAACCGATACGTTGCGGGCATTTTTACACAATCCGCGACTTTCCTTTGCTTATCTGAACGCCAAAAAACTGCCGGGCATCTTTGAAAGTGAGGGTTACATGGGGCTATCCAGGTATTATTCTTTTCAAAAAGGCGTGTTGAGTACGCATTTCGGGCAGGAGAAAATAGGGCTGTTTGTGGACGATATTCACGCGGAGGATGTGGGCTCCCATTTTGCCTCAAGCTGCGAAACGGTGGAAAATGTACTGTATCAGCGCTGGGAGCGACTGCCGGGCAATTACACCCATTTCACCACCAATAACAAGGTTTCGGAATTGGGAAAGCGTTACGGTTCGCGCTTTGAAGACCGTATGATTGGAAGTACCAATCTGATTTTGTTTCCTGCCATGCCGAGTTTTAGACAGTAATTCAAACCTAAACGCCAATAAAATGAAGCCAAATTTCTACGTACAGGACACAAAAGTGTACGACCCGCAGGGAAATGAGATTCCCGAAGACGAGAACGGAATTGTGATTGTGGAAGTTGACGGCGTGTTTAAGCCGTATGTGCGCAGCATATTGGTGCGGTGGCTGGCCAACAACCCCGACATTCCTCAAGCTAAAATCCCAAAGGCCAAACGCATTCCTTCGCAGTTTGAAGCCATGCAGGCCATGCAGGAGCAGCCCAAAAAGCGGACAAGGGAAAAGAAAACAAAACCGCTCAAGGAAAAAAGAGGTCGGGGGCGTCCCAAAGTTGTCAGGGAAGATCCCGCACCGGAACCCAAAGAAAAAAGGCTGGCGGGTCGCCCAAGGATTCGACCGCGTGACGAAAGCGGGAAGCTGATAAAGCCTCCCAAAAAACAGGCAGGCAGAAAGCGCATTTATCCAAGAAACGAACAGGGCGTTCGACTGGACAAGCTGCCCAAAGGAACACCCAAGGGTGTGGGAAGCAAAAGTGTGGTGTGCGTCAATACGGGGGTGGTGTATGAATCCATGTGCTTGGCAAGCAAAGAACTGGGGATCAATCGGGCCTGCATTCGCAATGTGGTCTTGGGTAAGTGGAAAGAGACAAAAGGGTATTCATTCAAATTCGCTTAATCAATCATTCATCATTCAACCAAAATCGAAATGAAAGCTACCATCGAAAGCACTACAAAAATCATACACCTCAACGGGATGCCTGCTCGAATCTGGGAAGGTACAACCGAAAGCGGAATCAAAATCCATTGTTACATTACCAGAGTTGCAATCGACAAAGATGAACCGAGAGCTGACGAATTTCAAAAGGAATTGGAAGAGCAAAAAACTCCTTCAATCGAAATTCAAGCTATCCCTTTAAGAATGATTATTTAACTTCTTTCAAAACCTCTATGGATTATTCGCCCCGATTAAAACGTGCTGCTGCCCAAATTAAGGCAATTTTGGAGAAAGAAGACATTGCCGGCTTAGTAGTGCTGCATACGCCAGGTTATTCCGAATATCTGCTGCACCTCACACCCTCGTATTCCTGCGTGAAAGTAAGAGGAAATGGAGAAATCAGAATTCAGTCGCGATTGTTGGAAGATTACAAAGGGAATTTGGCAATGAAACGCAAAAAAGAAGCGGATACGGCCAATATGCTCAACATGATTGCGGTCACGGCAGGTGAGCAGTCCATGAACGTTATTCAACTCTCTGAATTAATGGACAAATTGACCGGCGCTGAACATACGGGCGGAAACCACCGCCCCGATAATTATCAGGATAATTAAAAAAATATCATTCACCTTTCAAAAAACCTGCAAATGAAAATTACAAAAATCATTACCCACGACACCACTTTTCATGCCGATGAAGTGTTTGGTGTGGCTATCACTCAGTTAATGTACCCTTATGGAAGCCTTTCTGTTACCAGAACGCGCGATAAAGCCATTTTAGCCGAAGCAATTGCTGACCCTGAAACATTGGTGTTAGATGTAGGGGGTATCTATGACCCGCAAATGCTCAACTTCGACCATCATCAGGACTTATCATTACCCAGTTCGGCAGGAATGATTTGGGCACATTTTAAACGTTCCCTTACATTCCCCGAAGAATATCCTTATTTGGATAGTTTTATTGCAGCTATTGATGCGGTGGATACCAATCGTGACAATATCTACGCTTTGCTTCATACGTTGCCCGAAGGGTTCAGAAACGTTTCATCTATCATATCGGGTTTTAATCGGGACCCCAATAATGCCATTATTCAGGATGGAATGTTTCGGCTTGCGTTGCAGGTTGCCAAAAGTATCTTCAAAAACGAAATGTACAGTGCCAAAGAATGGGCACGGTCGGAAAAGGAATATGCGGGGCGTACCGTTTTGCCCAACAACGTCGCGGTGTTTGATACGTTTTCGACGATTTGGAAAAAGAAAGGTGAGCATCAGTTTGCCGTGCTTCCTCACGCCAACGGCTGGCAAATCCAAAGCCGTGATACGTCAGTGGCGGTGGTACCTGCGACCGTAGCCGCGTGCGAAGGTTTTATTTTCCGTCACGCATCGGGCTTTATGGCAACTGTGAAGGACAAAGAGGTGGCGGTCAATTTTGCTTTGTCGTTGCCTGTTTATATTCCCTAAATCCATGGAAAAACCATACATCCCCTTTGGCGAAGAATGGGAGAAAGAAATTAAAAAACTTTCCGTTCGTCAGCTTGAATTGGTTTTTGATCTGGAGGCCAACGGGCTTAAAAAAAGCGAGTTTATTGAAGTGATTAAGAAGCAGTCAAACCAAAAAGCAATGATTAACATAATCGAATACAGCAAAAAAGCGTACGAAGCCACGAAAGCGGCTGGTTGGTGGAACGAGGTCCATTCGGATAAAACCTATTTGATGCTGATAATTTCCGAACTGGGTGAAGCTTTGAACGCTGACCGAAACAGAAAATGTGCCAATGTCGAATATTTCAAAAAACGCATGGGCGACATTGAAGTTTCTGCCGCCAATGTTGATTTCAATCTTTCTTTTCACTCGGGAGCGCGTCAAACCAAAGAAGAGTATTTGAAAGAGGTATTTGCCCAAAAGTACAAAGCGCACATCAAAGGGAGCATTGAAGAAGAATTGGCCGACGTGGCTCTTCGCTGTTTGGTTCGGATTGGTCGGGATATAGAGCAATGTGTGGCGGATGAATCAGCGGTTATGCGATACAGGCGGGCTTGGGGTAACTCAGGTGACTGCGAAGACACGCTGATTGAACATCTGTATTATGTGACGGGACGTGTTTACTTTTCCCTGGAAAGTATCGAAGGGATTGTGGACGCCATTGTATCCACCTTTAATTTCTGCCAAAAACAAAACATTGATTTGATTTGGCACATTGAAGCAAAGATGAAGTTCAACTCGTTTTGCTTACCAAAAAACGGAGGGAAGAAATATTGATATGGCAGAAATCCCCGCACACAACAAACCCATCACGCTCGACGATAAAATTGCCGTTGTAAAACGTGAATTGGGAATGAGAAAAAAGCACTATCCGAACTGGGTAACCGGTATCAACGCCAAAATGACGCCTGCCGAAGCGGCTTATCAAATCGCGGGCATGGAGGAGGTGTTGAAAGATTACGAGACGTTGAAGTTAAAAAACGAAGGAGTTCAAACCAGTTTATTCTAATGTTGAAATCATACAAATGCTCCATAGACGGTGAGCAATGGACCACAATCAACGCCATTTCAAGAGGTGCTGCCAAATCGCGTTTCTTCCGAACATTCGACAGCGATATTGAATACACGTGGGTGAGGTGCAAAGCCAATGGACTACCCTATACCTCCGATGAATTCAAACACAATGCCAAGTATCGGGGAATTGAATTTGCTTTCGTGGGAATGGATGTAAAAGTAAGCAATTCAAAAGGTGTGATTGTCGGTCATAACAGAAGCGCTAATCTGGACGTGCTTTTTACGGATGGAATTTTGAAGGGACAGGTGTGCAATTGCCATCCTCATTGGAAAATCACGTATTTCGACAAAAAAGGAGGAGTAGTCAAATCATTTAATGAATAATATTTTCCAAATATTAATAATATTATTAATATAATCATTAATTTTGTATCTCTCACCCCCTGATACCATGATAACCGAAGCAATTGAAACCGCACTTTTTGATGAGTTGTTGCAGTATACCCTTACAGTCAATGCCGTCACAAAGCCTTCTGAATTGACTGTAAGACAGCAAAATGATTATTTACGCGATGTGGGATTGC